TTATAAATATATTTTTAAGGGAACATCACAATAAGTAACATTAATTTCGTGTGAATTATTATCAATATTATATACACCAAAGTTTTTTAACAATAAATTAAGTGTTTCAATATCTAAATCTATATAATTCCAACAACAATTCTTTCCAATATCTTTATATCTAATTGTATTGAGACCATTCTGTAATTTTGCAACAAATTCAATAATCAACATTTTTTATATTTAATATTTTATATTTAATATTTATTTCAATTATTTTTCAAACAATGCATTAATAATGTAGGGTGTAAGGCATTTACATAAGCTATTACCTCTGATTTAGTCATACATTTATTATTTGGTTTCAATTCATTTTTATAATGTTCATGAAGTTTGTACATATTTGTTTTATAAATACTTAAATATTGATTTAATGGTTTTTCTTTTCTGATGTAACAAGAAATATAATTACTGTAAAGATAGTTTATAAAATTTTGTACAAGTTTTGTGTATGTTTTGAAGTCATCAAAAGCTTCAGGAAAATATTTTAAATATTCAGATGTTTTTCCTTGTTGTTTTAATACTAAGAATTGATAAAGAAGTTTAGGTTGATTTCCTTTTAAACATTTAACTTCTTCATAAATAGGATTTCTAAATTTAATACGTTCACCAGTTAATGTATTTTTTACAACAACGCCCATAGTTTCAAATGGTGTGCTTTTAGAGGCATATTTATTAATTAAATCGGTGTATGTGCTAAATTCATATTGTTGTGGCAATTTAATACCCTCTGGAATATCGGTTAGTTGTTTTTCAATTATTATAATATTTTCATTTGATTGTGTTATTTCATAGACAGCAATTAAATATATTTGAGGGGTTTTAAACGAAACGACAATTCTATTAGAAGGATGCTGCAAAACAAAACTATAACAATATTTTGTATTCAAATTATTTAAATCTAAATTTATATTTAAACAAGCATCAACAAACATTTGTTTAAATGTCATTTCAGACGGTTGATAAAAACTAACATCTGCATCTACAGTATTTCTTGTTGCGATTTTCCAGCTTTTTAATTCTTCATTGTAAAACACATTAACCATTGTACCTTCAACAAATTCTTCTGCAATAATATATTTTGTTTTTACAGAATTATGTAACATAAAAAGATCACTGTGTAAAGACTTTGGAGGAGAGAAACATACAACTTTAGAGTTATGTAAAATGACTGATCTCAATAATCCAAAAGGTTTGATTGTTTCATAATTTAGTGCTTCTTTAATATATTTTACAAATGTATAGGTTTCATTGTTTTTAGTTGTATAATCTTTACAAGTATAATTTGTTTCATTTGCATTATAAACATTATTTAATATATCAGAAAATAATGGAATACTTGATAAATTATATGATATTTGATTTTCCATAGTTATATTACATAATAATAGCAAAATATCTTTAAATCGATTTAATAATATATATTGTTATTTCAAAATATAAAAATAACTTATAATTTATATATAAATGAACAATATATCTTTATTATTTTTAACATATTCAAATATTACTCATATAGATATATTTAATGAATATTTAGAAAAATGTAACATTTATATACACCCAAAATATCCAGAAAAAGTGGATGACAGTTTACAAAAATATATTATTCCCAAATTAATAAAAACGGAATGGGGAAATAAAACTATTGTATTGGCAACATTAGAATTATTAGTTGAAGCATATGCAAACCAACAAAATCAATGGTTTATATTATGTTCTGAAGACATATATCCCCTTGTTAGTTACGATGAGTTAAATACATATTTGCAAGAACAATCCTTATCTTTATTTGATGTTATGGACAGTTCCAAAAACAAAACATCACAATTTTGGGCTTTAAAAAGAGAGGATGTTGCCAAAATATTATCTAATGAAGATAAATGGAACAATATATTTAAATCGATACCGAGAAATGCAGCAAATGATGAATTATTTTTCTTACCACTATTAAAAAGTATAGATGCTTCATATTCTTATACAAATAGTAAAATATGTTATGTTAAATGGTTTAATGGAATTATATCTAAACATCCTACAATATTTAACTGTTTAACAGATTTGGATTCAAATATTATAAAAACAAATAATTCATGTTTCATCAGAAAAACGTATCCAACATTTAAAAATATAGTATGTTTAGAAAAACAATTAACTATTTTGTTAGTTTATGGTTCTGAAAGTATAACAGATTATACAAATTTTATAAATGATTTTTCTGAAATTGCAAATATATTTATTCTTTCAATAACTGATAAACAACAAATTAATGTTGAACTAACAACAATTTGTTGCCAAACTTATTATACTGTTTTTAATGATTTAACAAATGCAATAAATACAATTAAAAAAACATTTACAAATAACTTTGTTTGTACATCAGAAAAATTAGATGTCAATAAATTAAAATACTTATTACAAAATGGTAAAATGCTTGATGAAAATAATAATAGTTATGAAATAAATTTTGAAATAAATAATACAACATTTTTTTCTGATGATAATAATAGTATGTCTGATGAAATAAATACAAATATAGAAGAAGAAAGTGTGCTACTAAAATTAGGTGATATTATTGTTATTTCAGCACCATCAAATGAAATACTTAATGAAAATACATTTTATATTGAATACATCGATCCCACTAAAATAAAACTAATAAACAGCGAAACATTTGAAAATATTACATTGCAAATATCGTCTAATGGAATTATTGGAGATGGAAATATTAGTTCCATTAAAATTATAAGCAGTAATATAAATAATGGATATGCAAGACAAAACGATTTATTACCTGAAACATGGATTAATATTTATTTTGGTGGAGATATTCCTACAGTGATAACAGGTAAAATTACCAATCTTGAAGAAGATATGATTGAAATAAGAACCACAGATGAAGATACAATATATATCAATTTTGCATATCAAGGAATACCTGAAGATTTACCTATTACAAGTATTGAAATAAGATCTGCTATAAAAGTAGAAGAACAAAAAGAAGAACTAGAAGTAGATCGTGAACAAGATATTGAAGTTGAACTTGAAGTTGATGAAGAAATACCTAAAACAGTTGTAAAAGAAAAAATAGAAAGAATGTTTTTTGATCTAAATGATATTGAGTTTGGGGATCAAATAAATGTAGAAGAATTTGTTACAATTGATAAGGATAAATACAGATATAATATTGAAACACAAACCAATGATTTATTAGAAGAAATGATATCAACAATACCAAATCACCAGAGAACAAAAAATGTATTAAACAACATACATATTATGATATCACGTTTTTTACAATTACGTAAAATATCATCTGTATTTGATGAAAATAAAAATATAACAGGAGTTATTAAAAAAACAGCAGAAGATCGCCCATTGGCAAACTATTTATCTGAATTCAAAAATACGCTTTATTGGATAATGCTTGTTGCAAAAAATGTAAAAAAAATATACAATGAAACAAAAGTAATTGAAAATAAAATAAATGATGGATACAATTTAATAAATTTTAACGAAGATATAAATGAAATGTCGTCATTATTTATAACTAAAAAAGGCAGCAAAAAAATAACAGATAAACACTCTATGTTCACTTATAAATCCTTTCATAATTATATGACACCGTATTATGCAGTCGATACAGAAACCCCGAATGATGTATTTGCGGAGCCAAATGGTATTATTGTTGAAGGAAATGTTGAGTCAAATATTAATGTAATTATAGATAATTTGGGTGATTTATATTCAACTGTTGTTAGTAACTCTGAAATAACTAACAGAAGGTTTGTTATACAAAAATATAATTTGTCTTCAGAAAGATTACACGGAACAAACTTTAAAGGTTCAAATCTGATAGCACATTTAATAAAGGTGCATCCAAATGATCCTATATCAATTAATTCAATTATTACATTACCTGAACCAACACTTCGTTTTTCTAAAATAAATTTGCCTGGGAGTAATTTGTTAGTTCGAGCGAATTTAAACCTTCATTTTTTAAATTATTGGCAATTACTGAAAGAAAAAAGCAATGTAACAAAAGTAACTGTTGATGGTTTAGAAAATGATATTGAATATGATGAAAATAACTTTTTGGATAATATAAAACAATATTTATTAAATTTAAGTGAATATGAAAGACCTGATGAACTAACAAATTTAGATATTTATAAAATATTTTTGAAAACAATCATTCCAAAAATAAAGGTGTTATTTACCCTTGTAAAAAAATATATAAAAGGACGATTATCATTAGTTGATGTAGTTAATTATTTGGAACCTTTTATGATATACCCAATAGATTTAACTTATATGCAATATAAAGAAATTAATAAATTTATTTATGAAAGAATAAAAGAATATAATATAAAATATAAAGAATACAGTACCTCATTTTCATATTTAAGATACACAAAAAGAACTAGCGATGGAAATAAATACTATTTTCAAAACGCTTTGTTTAAAATACTTGACCCATCAAGAAACAAAATATTAAATATTTATGGTTATGAAACTCCGGATAAAATGACAATCAGCGGTTCTGAATTTTTAAAAAATACAATAGTAGCTGATTATGGTAATTTATATAATAATGTTATTGCTTTATCAAACATCAACTTAATGTTTCCAAAAAGTTTAAATAAACTATTAAACACAGATAATGAACATATAAAAGAAATAATTCAAAAAAACAAAAATAAAGATAATTGTTCCACATATATAATTTCAAAAAAATACTATACTGTTGAAGACTTAATGAATGATAACAATAAAACAATATATTATGATAAAGAATACGATAAAACAAACTACAGCATTTTAGATGAAAAATATAAAAAGCAAAAAGAATTATTGACAAAGGACGAATTTGTAGATTTTTTGGTTGATGAGTTTATAAGAAAAAATAAAATGGATGAAATAACTGCCAATTATGAAGCAAATAATTTGATAAATCAAATTAAAGAAGTAAGAGAAGGTGATTATGCAATACTTATTGTGTCAAATGAAAGAAATGTTGCAACAGATATGGAATATTATGTAAGAAATGATGATGTTTGGGTATTGGATAAAAATATTGACCCTGAAATATTTATTAAAAGTGATGATATTTTATGTAATCTTAATTATAACTGTTTATATGATACTTCGATAAAAACAGAAGATAAATGTGTATCAATGAATGTAACAAATACATCAATAATAAGCAATACATTAAAAGATATTATGGGTCAGTTTGATAACAAATTTGAAATATCAATAGAAGATTTAAATAGAGAAATATCAAGAAAGGTGGAAATTTCAACAAATATATTTGAGAAACTTCAAACAATCAAACACAATCAATTCTTTAAATACAATAATTATAAGTATGATTTAGGCTTGAGTGTAGCCGACAAATTAAATAAAACAGTTGTGTCACCCTATTCAAAATTACGTAATTTAATTATGGGTCAAGCAGATTTTATTAAACGTCAATCAGATATAATTACTTTTGCAAATTTATATTGTTATGAAGGAAACCCAAATACGCCAAATGTTCACGATAATGAAATGGAAAATAAATGGTGGTTATATTGCAAAGAAACTAACACCAAATTACTTCCTTTGTTTCATAAAATATTGGCTTCAACTTATATAAACAATAACAACAAATATGATGATGTTTTAAATGAATTAAAACGACAGATAGGAAAACAATCGGATGATGGTGGTGCGTGGGTTGATGAACATAGTGGTGAAATTATATGTTATATTGATTTTGATATTTCAGATGGGTACATTGAAGGTAGAAATATACTAACAAAAGATGATAGCACAGTTATTCTTGAAAATCAAAAAGAAAAAAGAGAAAAAAATAAACGTTTAAGTCCTGAAGGAGAAATTATTTCAAATGTTGTATCGATTTTATCAATTAATATGGGAATAAATATAGAACAATCACGTGAATTCATTATACGTATTGTATCAGAATTAATGGCAAATACTTCAATTATTGAAAAAGAACCAGCTTACAGAAAAAGAGAAGAAGAAGCCGCAAAAAAAGGGAAAAAGTTGCCATCATATGGTATGGTTTATTCTTCAACAATATTGTATTTAACACTGGGTATGTATTTAATAGGAATACAAACAAGTATACCTTCAATAACCACTAGAAAAACCGCACCTGGATGCATACGTTCTTTTATTGGATTTCCTTTAGATGGTGTGGGGGATGATAGTTCAATTACTTATATAGCATGCGTTGCATTAAAAAGTCGTGAACCAACAACAATACCATGGAATGTATTGCCAAAAAACGAAGAAAAAATAATTTCAACATTGAAAAGTTTTATTATCAAATACTTATTGACTTACGGAGAAGTTGAAAGAAAAATACAAGAAAAAATAACATATTTATTAACAAATCCTGATAAAAATATACCAGAAGAACATAATTTATCCAAATGGTCAAACTTTTTACCTCCTTTAAAAAGATTTCAAATCAAATCGTTACAAAATGTTACAGATGATTTTATTGAAGGGTTGCATTCAGATATAAGAAAAGGAAAGGCAAAACAGCAAGATAAAAAACAGGTAATTGAAACTAAAATAATTACATTTTCATTAGCAATGCAAGAGTTAATACAAGATATTATTGAAAAAAAAACATTAATATTGAATGCGGGACAAAAAATATTTATGGATAATGCATGTTGCAATGAAAATAATAAATCCGCACTTCAATATTTTATTGATCACGATAATAATATAGAAATATATAATAATACAATTAAAAGTTTACAATCTGTGTTGTATGATATAAAAATACTAACAACAAGTGCAATAATGTTATCAACAGTAAATACAAAAAGAAGTAAAACAGTTGTAACAGGTGATTTCAGCGAAGAAACAATTTATCGTGCATTTATAAAATTATGTAATTTTCAATCATCCATACCTTTGTCAGAAGATTTAATAAGTGTTTGTCAAAGCAAGCCAAATTATTTAAAAAAAATGGAAACAATTAATGAAAAAATAGCCAAATTAAAAAGAGATGAGAGAATTTATGATAATAATCAATTTTTAAGATTGTTTCAAATTGTTAGTAGAAATAATATAATTAAACTTTCTTTAGAACCCAAAAATATAAATTGTATTGAAGAACTAAATAAATTATTAATAATATTTGATGAAGAAAATAATGATAATGTACCAACAGCACTAACAAAAAAACTTGAAATGTTAGTTCCAACATTTTATACACCAATTGAAGAAGATACAAAAGAAATGAGAGCCTTGAAAGATTATTTGCAAACAACTATTGATAAAATGAGAAACGAATTAATTGATTTTATATCAACCAAAGCAAAAATATCTACAAATGATTTAAAAAATATTGTCTTTTTTATAAAAAATATAAGTATTTGGAATTTTGAAAAAAGAAACGAAAACATAAAAATATCTGATGATGGGTTATACAATCAAACTAATTTTATTAAAAATTTTATTCATTTGTTTGTGAATGTGTTTCCATCAATGATTATAAACCAACAAATACAAAAAATAGAACCGCAAAAATATTGGGGATTATCAAGAGATCACGTTTTTGATATGAAAGAAAGTGTAAGTGATTTTTATAAACCAATTGAACATTTCTATGGAATAACAATCATTGAAAATATATTGAATGAAGTCAAAGAAAAGAGTAAAGGAATATATTTATTGTCTCAAAATACTCCTGTACTAACAAATATAAAAATAAATGATAAAGAAATATACAATAGTTTTGACAAGATTACGACAATATTGTTATATGAATATTATTTTTTGAGCGTATTTATAGATTATATTTATTTAACAAAGGATGCAAAAAATATAACAAGAATAATAAAACCATTGGAAGATGATCAATCAAGTATGTTTTCTACCGATTATTTGATCGAGAAAGAAATGAGATTGAATGAAGAAGAACAAGAATATTTGGAAGGAAATGTTATGAAAGTGAACCAAGAAATTGCAAAACTTATTGTATCTTATTTGCAAATAATGATTAGATCAAAAAAAACAATAAATGTATCTTATAGCAATATTTATGATAAAATATTTAAATTGAAAGAGGCAGAAAAATATGATTTTACAGATAAATTAAAAGATATGTCAGATGATGCTAGAAATGTGGATACAATATTAAAGCATTTTAAATTGGGTCCATTATATAGTTTAGGTATGTCAAAAGGTATAAAAGAATATGATCCAGACCATTTTGAGCATGATAAACAGATAGCTGAAAATGTTGCGAAAATACAATCGAAATTGAAAAAGTCGGATGATACGGATTTCAATGATGAAGTAGATGAAATGATAACTCAAAATGAAATAGATGAAGATTTGGCGATAAATATGAATTACACGGATGATTATAATGATGGTGATCCATGGAATGAGGAAACAGAAAACCAAGGAGATTATGATTAATTATTTAAATATTTAAATTAAATAGTGTTTTTTATAATATAAAATTAATCATTATATATTATATGTTAACTAAATTTGCAAGAAATAACACAACCTTTGTTGCTATAATAATATATTTGATAATATTCACAATAATTCAAATAATAAAACCAAACTATTTATTTAATAATAATGGTTCATTAAGAGAGTTTGGTATTGGTTATAAAAATAAAACAATATTGCCTATGTGGTTATTTTCCTTATTATTGGGAATTTTAACTTATATTATGGTATTATATTACATAACTTATTCTCATTAATATATTTATGTTTTATAAATTGTGGAATTATTTAATTTTTCTTTTTCAAGAGCAGCTTCTTTTTCTTTTATGAAATTCTCGTGATCTGATTTAATTTGTTCAACACTTTTTGTGCAACCTTTTGTTGCTAAATTATAATACACTATAGATGAAATTAATATGGCTGTATAAATGTACCAAAATGCTTCACCAATATTATCTTTCAATGCAACAATATCTAATAATTCTTGTTTCAATATTTCGTTAGTTTTAACCTCTTCCGAGACCATTAATGGTTTTAACATATCCCACATTTCCATAAAATTATCTGGGTTTATTTCATTAATTAATATAGATTTATTTCCACATATTTTGATAATTGCTTCAGCAGCATTTGTTAGTTCTTTTTGTTTTAAAGTGTCTGGTTCATTATTAATTATTTCGTTAATATCTGTTCCTGGTAAAATAGAGCTGAATATATTATTTGCACTTCCAGCAACAACAAAATATCCGATTACATTTGAAAATGCAAGTTTGAAACCAGGAAACATTTGTAAAACAAGAATAAGTATTCCAAAAATGAATACCCACGGAATAAATGTATAAATGGCAGAAGAGATAATATTTTTATCTAAAGAGGAATTGCATTTAGACATTAAATAGATAGAATTGAAGCAAAATTGGCTAAAAACGATAACTGTCAAATATAATCCTAAACTTTTGAAATTAGCATTATTGTAATCTGTTTTATCAGGTAAATCTGTTAATAATAATTGAGGTTTACCAATTCTAAAATATAAAATAGTAATGATAACAATAATAATTAATGATTGTAAAGAAACATCCATTATATACTTAATAGGTATAATTATTTTTTGTTTTTTAAAGGTATTTAATAATGAGTAGTGTATTTGGATTTGAAAATAAGCCAATGTTAACAGAACCAGGTATAAGGTATTTTATTGGTGAGATGCTGAAACAATGCCACAAATATAAAGAGCAGTATTACAACAATGTGTTTAATATTATGTTATTTATTTCTTTTTTTGTGATTTTAGGAATTCTATTATTATATAAATATAAAGGTAAACTAACACCTGAAGAAATTGCTGAAAATGATAAACTAAAAAAACAATATATATTATCAAAAATAAAACTTTATAAAGAAGAGAAAATAAGAACACAGCAATCATTAATAACAGGATTACCTCACTGGGATGATGAATATGATAATGTGTAAAAAAGTGAATAAATAATATATGTATATAATAATGGCTGAAAATCTAACACCAATAGAAGGAATAAATGAATATTACAGATTAAAAAGTAAATATGAAACAGATTATTATGAAAAATATGTAAAAGCAATAGTAAAAAGTGATAAATCAAAAAAAGAAAAGAAAAATATGTTTGCAAGATTACCAAAAAATGAATGTATAAATTGTAAAAGAAATGTAGAAACATTATTTAAAATACAAAACAATTATGAAGATAGTTTGGAAATATTTACGGTAAAATGTGGCGATATTGCGGATCCTTGTCCATTAAATATTGAAATTCATTATGGTTTTAGAATTAAATTAGATGAAGAAATAAATGAAGGATTAAAAAGTATAAATAAACATAAATTAAATATTATAAAGGAAAAGAACAATACTTTATTTTTTTCTGGGTTCAATGAAACAATATTTAATAAACTAACAGAAACTTTAAAAAACGAAACTGCGAATGTGGGGTCGTTCAGTGAAACTAAAATATTAAGATATGATAACCCAAAGAAGTATGAATTATTGAATGAATTATCAAATGAGTTTGGATATAATTATTTGGTGCCTTTTAAACAAATGGTTAAAAAGTTTGATGAAACTAACAATGATGTTGAAATAACACAAGCTGTGCAGTTTTATGTAAATGAAATGTTAGTTAAAATAAAAGAATTGAGGGAATTGAATTATGAAATTAATAATGTAGAATATGATGAATTGAATAAGGTATATTATTTAAATCAAAAATCAAATACTTATGAACACAATGAATATTTTTTTAGTGAAGATGATAAGGTTGTTAGTTTTATAAAAGGAATAAAACAAAATAACAAAGCAAAAACAAAAAAGGTAAACAAATTTAAAATAATGGAAGATGAAGATGAAAATGAAAAGTTAACAAATAATAATAAAACAAAAAAATTAAAATTTATAATTAAAGAAAATGAAGAAAATGATATAATTGAATTTGAAAAGTTTAAAAAAAATAAAATGGAAGAGGTGTTTGGTTGTGATACAGACTCCGACACAAGCGAATGTCTTAAATCCGATGCAAATACAGAAATAAGATCCGATGCAAATACAGAGGTAAAATCCGATGCAAGTACAGAAATAAGATCCGATGCAAATACAGAGGTAAAATCAGATGCAAATACAGAGGTAAGATCCGATGCAAATACAGAAAAATAAAATATTTCCATAATATATATGTTAATAAGCAATCACATTTCACTGCCAATATTTTTAGCTAGTTTTTCAATTGGGTTGTTCTTTATTTATGTAATTGGTCCTGAAAAGAAAACAATATTTGTTTATCCAACACCAGAAAATTATGTAAATACTCAATACAAAGACATATCAAACCAATGTTTTAAATATAAACCTATTGAAACACAATGTCCAATGAACCCTTTTTCAATAAAAACAATTCCAATGCAAAAATAATCTTTTGTTATATAAATGTACTTAGATAAATTTGTTCATAGCCAAACTGGTAAAGTGTTAATGTCCATACTGTTAGGTCTTGGTTTAGCCACATTCTTTAGAGCAGTTTGCAAAGGTAAACGATGTATAATTATTACTGCACCTCCAATGGAAGAAATAGAAGAACAAATATATAAATTTAATGACAAATGTTATAAATTTGAGAAGAATGTTGTAAAATGTGAAGACAATAATAAAACAATAAATATTGCGTAATTATTAAAATAGACAATTCTTTAGATAATATATGTCTGAAATGAACACAACTAACATAAATGATTTACCAAGTGAAGGAAATAAAGGTAATATTAGTTTGGTAGTTAATGAACAACAAAATAGTGTACCTCAAATGGCTTTAGATCAAAGTACTATTAGTCAAATAGTTAATGGGTTGCAACAGGCAAGTTTATCAGGAGCAACCTCATTACCAAGTAGAGATATACCTTTAAATACTGAACAACTAACAAGTGATGTTCAAACACAGCCCAATTATATTCCACAACCAACAACACAAGATTATATAAATGATATGAATGATAATATACATAATTATTATAATCAAGAAACTAACAAAAATTCATTAGACTCAATATATGATGAAATACATATTCCACTTTTATTAGCCATTTTATATTTTTTATTTCAGTTGCCTTTTTTTAAGAAAATATTGTTTAAATATTTTCCATTTTTTTGCCATAATGATGGTAATTATAATTTTAACGGATTAATGTTTACATGTGGTTTATTTGGATTAATTTATTACACATTATCAAAAATAGTTAAAAATTTTAGTAAATTTTAAAACAAAAAATTGAAACATCAACTTAAAAACAATAAATAAGTAATTAATAAATATGTCAGAAGAATGTCCAATTTGTTTAAATACGATTGATACAGATAATAACAAGGTTATAACTAATTGTGGTCATACATTTCATTGCATTTGTTTAATGAAAAATATACAAGCAAACGGGTTTATGTGTCCATGTTGTCGAAGAGATTTAAAAATAGAGAAAGATGATAAAAAAAATACAATAGAGGCTGATTTTGGTCGTGAGATAACTATTCACATACCAACTGGAAGAATTCAAACTACAAATATAACAGCTAGAATTCAAACGGCAAACATTATAACAAGTTCTGAAGTTCAAAGAGTGTTTGCCGATAATCATCAACCAAGTGGAACTTCATCGTATATGAATAATAGGAATTATTATTAAATCGTTTACAAAACAAAATAAAAATAATTGATACAATAATGGATATTGAAGGGAAATTGACTTTTATAATAAATAAACTAACAAATATTGAAGATCGTTTAATAAATATTGAAGAAAATATTGTTAGTTTGAAAGAAGATAATAAGATTGTTGAAAAAGATTGTTTAAAAATGCGTGAACATATTGATTTTATTGAACATACTTACGACTCAGTAAAAATGCCATTAAATTATTTAAAAACTAATATAGAATATATAATTGGAAGTAAATCGGTTGAAATGCCTCTAATAGAAGATAATGTATAATAATAATATATGAATATAATTAGTATAAGCTGTTTAACTGGTTTTTTTGGTGATGCAATACTTCAAATTGCAACAAAATATTTGGGGTTTGATTGGGGATTGAGATCATATTTTATTTATCACGGATCTGGAGAAGCATTGTGTATTGCTTCAGGGATGATGACATTATTTTATATTTTTTATATACATATTTTACATTTTCCTTTAAACTATATAAATTTAGCAATTTATGGAATAGTTTTGGATTTTATTTTTAGAAAAACTATGATATTTAAAAGTTTAAAGGAATATTATGAAGCTTTGAATTATTTTTGGTCGGCGGTTTGGGGTGCAATTCCAATGATAATACCATATTTAATTTATTCAAATAACGTTTGATAACCTTGATGTGTATTTTCATAAAAACAACATTCATCATTATCATATGAATATATTTTGTTAGTGTGTTTATGTTTGTAATGAAAACAACCATCATCAGTACTTATATTCATATCTTGTTCAATTAAATCTTCAAACAATAAATCTGGGAATGTTTTATGAAATAGGTTAGTTCTTTTGATTTTATCTTTGATTTGTCCAATTTTATTTTGTTTTTCTTTTTCTGTTTCAAATTGTTTTGCAAAGCTTGGGAAGCTGGTATTAAATTCATCAAGGTTCATAATAAGATATATACTTTTTTATCTTTATATTAGTTTAAAATACTTAATTATATTGTATAATATTATATGAATTATTCTTATTTGCCAAAGAAAATAAAAACATTTAGTAACATTTATGATACAACATGTATTCATTGTAATACATTAAATTGTTTCCCTTTGTTCAATGATGTTAGTTGTAGTGTATTTCATTGCCCAAAATGTAAAACTACATTTCATTCAACAAAAATTATAAAAACAATTTCAAGCGAATATGAAAGTTATAATAACATATAAATATATGTTAATAAAAGAAATTGCAGCAAATCAAGCAGATCTTATTAAATCATTTGCCATCTTTTATTTATTGTTAGTTACTAATTATGTTGGAGCAAGTATGTTCACTTGCTTTCAAGTCAAATATATTAGAAGTCATAAATATATACAATTATTAATGGCATTTTTTATATTTTATTTTTTAGTTACTCTTGTTTCTGATACAGATACAATTAAATATATTCCACCAATTGAAAAACTTATTTATTCAATTGTGTATTTTATTATATTTTTAATAGCAATGCGTTTAGATATTAGAATAACTATATTTGTATTTTCATTGATTTTTATAATTTATTTTTTTGAAATTAATAAAACATTTTATTTGCATAATAAAAATATTAAAAAAAAATATTGGATAACATTGAATGAATATAAAGCAATTGAAGTCAAAAATAATCATTTTAAAATTATGAACCAGATTGAAAAACTTATTTACTATTTAATAATGTTTTTATTGATTGTTGGAATAATACATTACAGAGGAGAAATATATGATACATTAAACAACAATAAAAACTTAAGCATATTTGATATTTTATTTAATACAACTAACATATGCAAGTTAAAACATAATAAAGATTTCTTACATTATTTTAGAAAAGGGTTAAATATATAATAAAACAATATAAACATATTTCACGATATTATATTAATTATGACTACAAATATAGATACAATTACAACAAATATATTAAATATGATTGTTTTCGATAAACTTAAAATGGGAAACCCAATTATTGATATGATTTTAACGAGTATATGTCTATCATTAGTCACCTATTTTATAAAACATTTTAATAAGTATTATTGTATATGTAAAACAAATATATACAATATAAAAGATATTTTCAAAAATAAAAATGTGGTAATATATCAAGGTCATGTAAGTGTTTCAAAAAATATATATGATGGTTCAGTTTTACGTTCATCGTCTTTTACTGATAGTTTTAAAGCTTTGTGGAGTCATATTATAACTAATATCAGTAATAATACAACAATTAATACTATTACAGAATATACAATTGAATATAACTCATATTTATCAAGATTTGGTTCATCATGTTTTATTGTATCTCAAAAAGAAAAATTTTTACTTTGCAATGATTTAGAATTGTATGCACAAGTTGTTATAAATAATAGCTCTGTACCAGATGATATAAATAATAAACCTGCTACAAATATTGATACAATCACTATTACAATATTTTCATATAAAAGTAATATAAATGTTATTAAATCATTTGTAGACAATATAACTGACAATTATTTATCTTTTGTTGAAGAAAGTAGAAATAATAAATTATTTATATATACACTTATAAATAATGTATATAAAAATTATAGTTATGAATTGTGGGATGAAATACATTTTGTTAGTACAAGAAATTTTAAAAATATGTTTTTTGAAAATAAAGATAATTTTATGAACAAACTAGATTTTTTCTTACATAATAAACAATGGTATTATGATAAAGGAATACCCTATACTCTTGGAATTGGTGCATATGGTCCACCAGGAACTGGTAAAACATCATTAATAAAAGCTATTGCAAACTATACAAATCGGAATATAATATCTATTTCTTTAAAATTAGTTAAAACAAAAACTCAATTAAATAATATATTTTTTGAATATTATTACAATAAAAATAATAAAAAAGAAATAGGTTTTGATAAAAAAATTATTGTTTTTGAAGATATAGATTGTATTGGAGATATTGTTCTTGATAGAAATAAAGAGATAACAACTCAAGTTATAGATACAAAAAAGAATGATTTAAAAGAATTATTAGCAGAAGAACAACAAATTACATTGGATGATATATTAAATTTATGGGATGGAATACGTGAAACCTCAGGAAGAATAATGATAATAACATCAAATTATTATAATAAATTAGATAAAGCTTTAATAAGACCAGGAAGAATTGATATAACATTAGAATTATCATATATTTCTCATAAGGTGATACAAGATATGTATACACATTTTTTTAATGAAGAAATGGACTACAATGTTTTAAAAAATATAAATGAATATTTTTATACACCTGCAGAAATAACAAATATATATTTAAATTCAAATAATGATAAAAATATATTTATAAAAAATATATTGCAAAATAAGCATTTATAAATTATTTAATATAGTTTAATAATATGTTGAGTTTAACAAGATTATTTCCAACAAGATTATTAAATATCAATGATAAAACACGAATATATAATAATGCCAACAAATTAATTGTGACCAAGTTAAATATCAATGATAAAACACGAATATATAATAATACCAACAAATTAATTGTGACCAAGAAGCAAATAAAAGATTTACACCTACGAATTAAAAATGAACCTATAACTTCTGTATATTAAATTTGTATAAGTATTTAAAAAGATAATGAATATATGAATAATGAAACATAATTGGATTGAACGTGTAAATGAAGAACAATGGATATTATGTAAACAACAAGATAGGGAAGGTAGACTTAGAAAGTTGTATGAATTGGAACCAAATATAGAACAAAGAGATTTATTTTTATCAGAAATAACATCAAATAAACTGGTATATGTACATAGATTTAATAATTATGTATATATATGGGATGCAATTGAATATAAATGGTTTAAAGATAAAATAATATAATATTTTAATAATGAATTTATTACAATATTTACAATTATTACCTGATGATATAATAAGACAAATTATACCTTATACATATAAACCACAAAACACCATATTACTTAATGAAATACGTTTATACAAAAAAACAACAAAATACAAAATATATAGTTTAAATTACAATATAATTAATTCGCTATCCTGGGGTAGTTTTAATTTAATGTAATCGTATCTTTATTTTTTTTAATATAATTATATTTTAGACACCAACCTAAAACACGATATGGATAACCTAACTTATCATATAATACGCCACCTTCTCGTGTTGCATTTATAATATGTTTTAATGTAGTTGACCCACCTTTTTCTTTTAAATGTTTTACAACAACTAAAATATCTTTATACATTGATTTATCTATATATGTCTGAGATTTATTAACTGATTTAGTAATATACGTTTTTCCGCTTCTTAGTTGCATATTAGAATAATATATTGAATTGTATTTAAATTGTTTTACAATTTCAATTTTTTTTGTAATTTGTTATTTTGTTCCCAACTTCTTATTGCACGTATTTTTTTGTTAGTTTCATCTAACGCAAATTCAATTGGATATTTTGTTTGAATATTATATAATATTTCTTTGTTTAACAATGTATATTTAAATAAATGTTGCTCAATGAATATATCAACTAATTGTAAAAACCTTTCATTTGAAATATCAACAAAATACATAGTAAATGTTGAACGAATTAATTCATCAATTGACAAATATTTTTTATAACAACTTTTTTCGTGAGCACGAAATTTGTACTTGCAATAATACGCATTGTCTTTTATTTGTTGTATTCTGAAGTTATAATATTTTGTTAGTAATTCATCAATATCAGTAAACCCATTTTCATCTTTATTTGAACAAAATTGTTTATCTCTTAATATCCATGAAACAATCTTTTTTGATTTTTCTTCCATTATTATTATTATAAAAAATTGATTTTAATTTGAAATAAATAATATTTAATAAATAATCTAATATGTCAGTTGTAAATTGCAAAGTAAAATACATTCGTCCACGATATAATAACCTATTTGAATGGACACAGGATGAAAATAATATTTATATTGGAAGAAAAGGTATAATTTTTATAGATAATAAAAGATTTCCAGAAAACTCATCACCTTTTGCAAATCCATTTAAAATAGACAAAGATGGTTCTAGAGAAGAGGTATTAATAAAATATAAAGAGTATATTATTAAAAAACTTAATAAAGATGAACAATTAGTTGAAGAGCTTAAAGCATTAAAAGGGAAACGTTTGGGTTGTTGGTGTTGTCCAGAACCTTGTCATGGGAATATTTTATTAGAACTTATTGAAATATATATTTAAATACATTTTTTATTAAATAAATTATATGGATGAGTTTATAGATAAAGCAATATTATTTGAATTTGTTAGTTTGAATGAAAAAGAAACCTTGGAACACAATTTTATTAATACATTTTACCAAAATAAAGATATAAAATGTCTCCAATTTATAAATATAGATGATGGTCCAACAGGAACTGGTATTTTTAAATATAAAAATGATATTTTATGCTATGATATAGATTATAATATATGGAGTACAATGTACTATGAAATATTAAATACTAATACAAAAGATAAATGTAAATTAGTAAAATTATTACCACATTCAATAGACAATATAGAATACACATTGCATCCTTTTCAAACAACAGACGATGAAATATATAATCTTAATACTGAATATCTTATAAATTCTGAAGAAATAATAATTAAAGAATTTTATAGAGAAGAATTTGTAGTTGATTGGAAGGATGGATATAAATTATATGTGAATATGGATAATACATATATAATAAAAAAAGATGACATGTTTATTTCAGGTTTTAAAGATAAAGACTGTCATTTTCAAATAGGAGATAGTTCTACAACAGTAAGTGTATTAAAAAATGGGGATTTAATTATATATAATAATGGTGATGTTTGTAGTTGTGTAATTATTCGTACAATTCAATAGTTAAAATACTTCTTTTTATATTGTTTTTTTAATAATTTAATATTCTTTATTACAATTTTTACATATATTTTTATTATAACACTCATTGCATCTCCATTCATTACATTTATTACAAATATTTGGTCCAAATGATTTACATCTTGTGTTAGTATTGCAACCAAAACAACATAAACATTCACATTGTCGTTTTATTTGTGGTGTATAAACACTTATACACCATTTTAATTTTTTACTATCCATATTATATAATATTTAATTTTTTTTAAATCTATATTATTTTTTATTTGTTTTTTTTCTATTTGTTACACTTGTTCTTCTTAAATATTTATTCCTTTTCTTTGTTTTTCTTTTTGTCTTTTTCTTTTTTGTTTTTCTTTTTCTTTTTCTTTTACCACCAGAAGCTAAATCACCAGCACATTTTTTTAATTTATCCAAATCTACAGGAAAATATTTAATATTATACAGTTCGTTTTGTCCTATTTTTTTAACAGGAATTATTGGACTTATAATTACACACCTTATTTCTGGGTTTTCAATAATTTTTTTAATTTGTGAATTTTCAACAAATCCATCTATTGCAAGTCCAATTGATCTAAGTTTAAAATAAGAATTATGTTTTTGTGAATTATACAAATTCGACAACATTCTTTTATCAAAAAAAATATCAACAACAGGATTTGGATCTTCATTTATTTTTTTATAAAAAACAATGTTATTTTCACTTTTTAATAAATAATTTGATGCAGGTTCTGTTTCATAATCTAAATGTGTATGTCCCTCATTATTACAAGGATCAATTTTATATTCTGATTCTTCTAGTAAATCATTTGCCTTTCTTTTTCTGTTTACTTGTTGTGGTGGATTTTGGTTTACTTGTGGTGGATTTTGGTTTACTTGAGGCGGTCCTCTGTTTGGCGAAAATAATCCTGGATTTTGTTGTCTTCTATTTGCTTCTGCTTGTTGTCTTTCAATTCTATAATGTACTGTACCTTTTAACATATTATATTTCATATGTTGATCATTTCTTAAATAATCATACCTCCAATTACTTAATGATTGAGGTTCATTAAAATCTATTGCACCTTCAAACATAGATCGCATATTTCGTACATTTGATACATTCCAATTATTTAATGGTTGATTAAATTTTTCAGCACCGTAAAACATATGATTCATATCTTGTACATTTGATACGACCCAATTATTTAATGGTTGATTAAATAATTTAGCCCCACTAAACATATCTTGCATATCTGTAACATTAGAAACATCCCAATTATTTAATGGTTGATTAAAATTTTCAGCCTGTCTAAACATACCACTCATATCTGTAACATTCGAAACATCCCAATCTTCTATCGATTCATTAAAATTAAACGCACCAAAAAATAATAGTTTCATATTTGTAACATTTGAAACATCCCATGTTCCTATAGGTGGTAAATCACCTCTTAAATTTATATCAAGATATCTTTGTACCAAATCATGTATTGTATTATTATTTGCTCCTACATTTACTCTTTCAATTTCATTTTCTGAATTTTCAATTTCATCTTCAAAATTCTCTATTTCATCTTCTGAAATATCCATTATAATATATTTATATTTTAATATAATTTTATTTGTTTATTTTTGATACCTTCATTAAATTTATTTATTAAAAAAATAAACCTTTACGTTTTTTCGTTTTACTTCGTCTTTTGTGTTTTTTAGTTTTTTTAGTATTATTTTCTTCTGACTTCTTTTTTTTATCAGTTGGTCTATATCTTAAAAACCATTCTTCATATTCATCACTATTTTGTTTATGTTTTAATTCATTATACTTTTGTGCCTTTTCTGCTCTCATTTCTTCTACTGTTTCTTGATGACCCATACAATTTATACTAAATCTTGTTAAAAGTCCCTTTTGTGCCAATCTATTTTTTTCTTGCACATCGAATAAATATTTAGACATACATAATATACGATCTTTATCATAATATGGTCTATTCGCGTACAAAAACGCTAACCAAAAACTAAGCATAGTATCAATTGTTGCTATTTTAACATCATATCCATTTATTTTTAAAATATTATAACTGTGACATGCTAATGGTTGATATATAAAAGCAATTGTATCTTTATCTACTTTAATTTCATAGTGTGGTGCAATAACTTCTCCAATCCCTGGTCTTTTTATAATTTTCACATTTTTAATTTTAATATCAGCTAATCTTTCTTTTATGATTTGCGAAGTAAGTAATGGGTCTTCTGATAAAATATCAAAATCGGGTATTTTTTCTAATTGTTTTTTTAAGTGTTTTGGCATATAATATGAATATAATGATAAAGCATAACCACCAAAAAATACAACATCTTGATCAATAAGAGTACGTTGAACAGTTTCATAAATATTATTTGAATTTTCGTTATCCTCCATTTTACGTTGAAAATTAATAGATGAACATTGTTTAACAGATAAAGGATAATGTTTATTTAACAATGTAAGTCTTTTTAATACCTTTTCCCATCTTGAAGTATCTCCAGCAGGTCTTGATAATTCTAAATACATATTCATACGCAATAAATTTGGAGGTGAGAACAAAATACCAGCTACTTTAATAGCCTCGCGTTTGATTGCATTAAACAGATCCTTTGGAATATATGTAATATCAGCAACAGGTATAAAATTAACAAATACTTTGTAAGTACCATGATGTTGACCTGATTTTGCTTCGACTTCATCAAACCCACTAGAAACATATATATCTACCAATTCTTTGGCATCAATTAATGCATTGAAGCTGTAAAAATCATAGTCGGGGATTTCAATATTTTTGTTATAAAATTGGTCTTGTTTTGGTAATAGTTCATTAATACTGAGACCACCATAACATATTAGCTGTTTTTTTCTAAGAAAATTCTCAACAATAGTAATAATATTTTTAACATCAGAAGAATTAACCACTTTTTGTCCCTGTATTTTTTCGGCTTTATCAACGGCGGTTCTTAATATTGCTAATTCACAATCACTAAATGACATTTTTTTGTCACATATTTCTTTCATACAATACACATATAAAAAATATATATTTAAAGACTTTTTTATATATTATTTGGCAACTCATTTTAATATACTCATCATATTATTTTTATTTAGTAATTCTTCATAGGATTTTCAAATACTTTAATATTATTTGGGTCTGGTCGTGCAAATAAATTATTATATTTTATTTGCAATTTTTTTATATTTTCTTTATTTAATGTTTGAAATAATAGTCTGTCTTCTTCATCAAAATAACAAATAATATTGTCAGATATGAGTTTTAACGGTAATCCTCTTACATTTGGTAAAGAATGATATACTGCTTTTAAATCAACAAGGTTCACTGGTTCATAGATATTTGTAAATGGTTCTGTTTCCCAACCATAACCGTTAGTATTACGGTTTCTATTACCCCTATCTCCTATAATTTTTAAAAAAGTATCCGAATCAATATTGCTTTTAACATATAATGGTATAGTATTTATATAACGACCGTTGGGATTTGAACCTTGTGTAGGATAAAATGAAATAAGTTTATAACCAATAAATACTGGTATTTCATCAATAATTGAATTAATTGAATTATTCAAACTTGTTATTTTAGTATTAATTTCAGTTATTTGTGAACTTATTAGATCTCCACTTGGTCCATCTTCCCCGCCAACTTTATTATATATTTTACGAGTTTTCTTGCAAGATTTTTTTCTTTTATAACTTTTATGCATAATATAATATATATTTATTAATATTTTTGATATACCTTTGTAAAAGAATAATTAAACATTAAAATTATAAAAATCAGAAGTAACTGTTCTTTTTGCAAAAGACAATTCTGGGTTTTGTGGTGGGGGAACAGGAACAGTTTGTGGTTTATAACGTAATCTTTCGGGTTTTAAAACAAAGGCAAACCCATTCTCATTAAAAAATGCATCATTATTTTCAAGATTTGTATCTATTTTTTGATATCTCATTCCTAAAAATTGGCATCCAGTTTCCATCATTATTATTGGACTGGGGTTCTCTGGGTTTGAACCTTTATCCGGCATACCAAATGTTATATTTTGTTTATTGAATTCTGTTAGTTCGTCAATATCAGGAGAGTATTTAATATCATAATTATGTAAAGCTCTTGCAAAGATAGAATTGCTGGTTAAATTAATAAATTTATAAAATTCGGGGCATTCTAAAAACGAAATATTATCTCGATCAACAACAATGGATACTTTTCCCATTAATTCTTTTATTTTTACATTTCCAAAATTGTTTCCATGAAATTCAGAGTCATAATCTTTGCTCAATAGAATAGAGTCATAACTTTCTAAAAGTTTAGCAAAATTTTTATACATATCAAGATTTGCACTTTTGAAACGAAGATGAATTATAATTGGATCAGAAGAGTTAGGAGAGGTTGATGTCGAAAAAGCATAGTCACGTATTACATTCATTATACTAACAAAATTAATATAATTAAATGTTTCTTTTACATAAAAACTGTTGTCTGTTGATGTTGCAACAACCGGTTGGTTATCAATCGAAAATATTTCAAAATCAAGTCCTCTTACACCTTGTTTTAATATATTTTTTAATACACATAAATCAACATAATCATTTTTATAGTTTCCGCCGCTGCAACAATTATAAGCAGTTTTGATATAATAGTCTTTTAATGTATAATTAAATTGTTCACTGTTATCAATGGATGTTAGTTTGCCATTTAAATCTCCATAAATATAATCCATGGAAGAACAGTTGTTTTGTCTTAATCGTGAATAATACAATATAACAATAATTATAATAATGATAAATATTAATGTAAAAATATATATTCCCAAATCTGTTTTTGAATTACACTCCATATTATATAATAATAATATATTTAATTATTATTATAACGATAAAAAGAGAATTAATAATATAATATAATATAAACATATGCCGGGTGGATTAATGAATTTAGTAAGTGAAGGTCAACAAAATATCATTTTAAATGGAAATCCAACAAAATCGTTTTTCAAAACAACCTTTCATCAATATACCAATTTTGGGCTTCAAAAATTTAGGATTGATTTTGAGGGATCAAAAACATTACGGCTTTCTGAAGAATCAACATTTACATTTAAAATAAAAAGATATGCAACACTTTTGATGGATTGTTATTTATCAGTGGAGTTACCTAATATTTGGTCACCAATATTACCACCACAACAAATAACAGAACAATCTATTGCACAAGGATTAGGAAATATTGAGCAATGGTCTCCTTATGAATTTAAATGGATTGATAATATAGGTGCTAAAATGATATCAAGAATACATATTGGATGTGGAAATACAACATTACAAGAATATTCGGGAGATTATTTATTAGCATCAGTACAGCGTGATTTCAATGCAATAAAACGAAATTTGTTTAATGAAATGACAGGTCATGTTCCTGAATTAGTGGATCCTGCAAATGCGAATAACAGAAACAATACTTATCCAAATGCATTTTATACAGATAATTTAGCTGGTTCAGAGCCTTCAATTAGAGGGCGAACTTTATATATTCCTTTAAATAGTTGGTTTGGGTTAAAGTCTCAAATGGCGTTTCCATTAACCTCATTGCAATACAATGAATTGCAAATAACTATTACATTAAGACCAATAAATGAGTTATTTGTCATAAGAGATGTATTAGATGCAACTAACAATTATCCATATGTTGCACCGAATTTTAATTTATGGTATATGCAATTTTATCGTTTTTTGCAAATACCTCCTGATATTAATCTAGATATTAATTCATATATAGATAAAAGAACATTGTGGAATACAGATATACATTTAAATTGTACGTATGGATTTTTATCATCTGAGGAGGAGAGGATATTTGCATTGCAAAAAAAACAATATGTAATAAAACAAGTAAATGAACAAATATTTACAAATGTAACAGGTCCAAACAAGGTAGAAGTAAATTCGCTGGGTATGATATCAAATTGGTTATTTTATTTTCAAAGAAGTGATGTAAATTTAAGAAACGAATGGTCTAATTATACAAACTGGGCGTATAATTACATACCATCGAATGTAGTACAAGCACCTTTAGCAGGTGTATATACAATATATAAAACAATAAATGGAGTACTAACACCAATAGAAATAGGTCCTGGTATAAACCCTGATGGATCATTAACAGGGTTACTAATAAATCAGCCATATAATCCTCAAAATGAAAAAAATATATTGGTTGCAATGGGTATTTTGTTAGATGGGTCTTATAGAGAAAATATACAACAAGCGGGGGTATTTAATTATATAGAAAAATATATTAGAACAACAGGAAGTGCTCCATCAGGGTTATATTGTTATAATTTTAGTATAAATTCAAATAATTCGGATATGCAACCATCAGGTGCTATAAATATGTCAAAATTTAATCAAATAGAATTAGAATTTACAACAATAATTCCTCCGCTAAATCCTTTAGCACAAACATTAACAATATGTGATCCAGAAACGGGTACTATAATAGGTGTAAATAAGCCTACATGGTTTATATACAATTACAATTATGATTTGTATTTCTTTGAAGAGAGAATAAATTTTGTAAATTTTGTTGGTGGTAATGTAGGATTAATGTTTGCGACATAAAATAATATATATATATTTTATAACAAATGTCAACAATTGATATAATAAATGAAAAAAAGAATAATGAAAGTGGATTTAAAACAGACTATAAAGAATTTGCTATCAATTTAACAAAATCTGTTTTGTTTAAAATTGTTATTTATATGTTAGTATTTGGTACAATAGGTCTTTATTTAACAAAGATAGCTGACTCAAATTTGTTTAATTATATAAATAGTATAATACTAGAAAATGAAAATATAGAAACTGTGAATGATGTTAGTATGCATATAATAAAAACTAATTGGTTGAATTATGAAAATGCAACTTCTCAAAAAGCAACATTTGAAAGTAATAACTCATATTTAATGAAAACTTTGAATACTTATTTAAACTTTATGCAAGATAGAGGAAAATATAAAAATGGTGGTTATATAAATAGATTAGGATTATTTGCATCTACTTTATGTAAAAATATATTAGCAACAGATTTTAGTATAATTAATTATATATATTTAACAATTGGAAAATTGCCGGAAGGTGTTACAATGTTTATATCACCAATAATTGGGTTATTTTTATTTTGTGTATTATTTCCAATAAACTTTTTTTATAGTTTTTATTTTATAACAGAAATATTTAAGGATGATAATGGAACAGAATGGTTAAAGGATAAAAAGTCAATTCTAACTAACATATTCTTTTATTTGATACATTTTATGTCAATGTTCTTTTTTGGGTGGTTGCCTCCTTTAATAATAGTATGTTGTTTAACCTTTTTCAATACATTTTATGCAATATTTCTTCCATTGATTGCGTCTTATAAAGACAATTCGCAAAAATCTAAAAATTTGATGAATTTTATATCAGATACTCTTTATTACAAACAAAATTTCTTTATGGTTCTTTTTACATATCAGTTATTTTCAAATACTCAAACATATTTAGGTCAAAGTTATATTGTTAGTTTGTTATTTGCTGTAATAATAGCTTATTTTTTTGGTTATTTTAATAATGCAGGAACAACAACAAATATGTCTGGAGGTGGAAAACGAAGAAAATAATATATTAAGTTAAAAGTATTTAAATATTAATTGATATATTATTAATGGTGAAAACACAAATTCAAGATAAAACACAATTGCAACCTTTTGTTAGTTTATGTACTCCAACATTCAATCGAAGACCATTTATAAAATATATGATAAAATGTTTTGAGCATCAAACTTATCCAAAAGATAAAATAGAATGGATTATTATTGATGATGGAACTGATCCCATAGAAGATTTAGTAAAACATATACCTCAAGTAAAATATTTTTATTATAAAGATAAAATGGCTCTTGGAAAAAAACGCAATTTAATGCATACAAAATGTTCTGGGGACATTATTGTTTATATGGATGATGATGATTATTATCCGCCAGAACGAATATCTCACGCTGTTGAAACATTACAAAAACATCCAACTATATTATTAGCAGGATCATCTGAAATGCATATATATTTCAGTTCAAAAAATGCATTGTACCAATGTGGTCCATATAAAGAATATCATTCAACAGCAGCAACCTTTGCATTTAAAAAAGAATTGCTTGAACTAACAAAATATGATGAAGATATTGAATTTGCTGAAGAGCGTATTTTTACAAATAAATATACAATACCTTTGATACAATTGAATTCTTTGAAAACTATTTTAGTATTTTCGCATAAACATAATTCATTAAATAAAGAAAAATTATTAGAAAACCCAGAACAAACAAAGGTTACTTTGTCAAAATATAAAGTGGAAGATATAATATTGGATGAAGAATTAAAACAATTTTATATGTATGATATAAATGAAATTTTGAAAGAATATGAATTAGGAGAATTAAAATATAAACCGACACTGATGGAAGAAGTAAAAAAAACAGAAGCAAATTGGGAAAAACGTATAAATAAAAATAATGTATTATCAACAAATTATCAAGAAAAAATAGATGAAAAAAATGTATTCATTGCAGAACTATTTAAAAAAATAAAGGCTCAACAAGGCGAAATAAATCAATTAAAAGATGAAATTATAAAACTTAAAAAAGATAATATATTAATAAATGATTTAAAGACAATATAATATAATATAACAATATACTCTTATATACAAATGACAACTTCCTACTTTGAAGATATTATTGATAATACTTCGTCCGATTTTACTGAAGATATTGATGAAACAATTAAACTGAAAAAAAAAGACAAACGATTTCAAAAATACAAAATTCCATTCAATAAAAAATGGACTGATGGGAGATTTTACAAAAATCTATTTGTGGAAGTTTATGGGTCTGGACAACAAGGTACTTTAATTAGAAATGCTGTAACAGGTTTAAATACATTTGATAAAGTGGGATCTTCTAAAGAAAGTTTATATTTTAAAGTGTCGGATGCATTAGCTTTAAATAAACAAAAAGATCCATTGACATTGTTCTACGACTCGCCTGAGCAATATGAAAATCATTTTTTTGTAACAGTCCCTAAACAAGTTAAAATAGATTGGTATAGAAATTTTAATAATAAGCTTGCATTTACTGAAGAAAAAGAAGAGTATGTTGAAAATAGTTACATAACTATTCGTTAGAAGTTACTATAAAACGATTTAAAAATAAAACATAAATTATATATAAATTATGTTGTATTGTTGTGTTTGTTTAGAATATGAAAATGATTATGCTTGCATTTGGTGTGATCGTTGTAAAGAAGGTATTATTTGTTGTGATTGTATAATGGAACTAGAGACTTCAACCGATGATCCTGTGCAAAAATGTTTAATATGTAAAAATATATTAATTAGTCATACAATAAAAAATATAATATTAAATTATTTATTGTATGAAACAGATGATAGTCCGCTAAAAAAAAGATGGTTCAATCATTTTTATTTAACAGATTTCTATCAAGATTTAAAAATGTAAATAATTTAAGTATCATTATCTTGTTCTTCTGCGTCAGTTTCACTTGCTGTTTCAACTGTATATTTTTCTAAAAATCTGTATATTCTGTTTATATCTAATTTTTTTATATCATAATTTTCAAATAATTCTTCGATTTCAATATCCGAATACTTATTTTTTAACCCTAAAAAAAATGCAAACATATCATTTTTGTCCATAGAAAGCTCTTGGCACAATTTTTGAATAAAAACTGAATTATTATATTCGGTTGAATATTTTGTTAGTACCTTTGTAAATCTAACTTCTGTTGGGTTATATTTTGGTTTTTTACTAAATGTATTATGGTATATTTTATTATTTTTAAATGTTTTAATTAGTGAACTCATTTCATTAAATTGCCATATTTGATTTTGAAATGTAATTCTATCAATATAATCTGCAAAACAAATATTATTCAATATATTTAAATAAAAATTGACAGCTTCTTTCTTTTTATTTTTTTCTAAAACATCAATTATATTTTCGTGCCACAATAATCCAACAGATGTTCTATCTGTTTCATTCATTATTGTTAAATGATCTTCAATTGAATGATTATTATTTATCAATTTTTTAGTAATATTTTTTGTATCATCATTGTATGATTTTTTTAAAAATATATTTTTAATATTATTGTTAGTTAAAATACTTATATTGCTTTTTGATAATTCATATATTTTATTAAGTTTTCTTAAATCACCTTGAATGTAATCTATAATATTTATTTTTACATTTTCATCGTTAAGTAATGGAATAATTTGTTCAACAATTGAAGTAATTTGTGGTTTTGTAGGTGTTTTTAATTCTATTACGTGACATGCATTCATTAATTCTTTTATTTTTTTATCGATATGATAATTACCAATACAAATAATAGGAATTAATGTCGTTTCTTCTTTTTTTTGTTTTGTTGTTTTTTTTGGTCTTATTATTTTTATTAATGAATTTATACCACCTTTGTCTCCGTTGTTCATTCCATCAATTTCATCCATAACTATTGCTATTTGTTTGATTTTACCATTATACATATTTATAACATTTTTATCAGACATATTATTTTTTGTAATTGTATCAATTATTGTTTTATTTCTTATATCACCTGCATCATATTTTATGATATCATAATTTAATTCTTTAAGAATGTTTATAATAAATGTAGTTTTTCCCGTTCCAGGATCACCATGAATATAAAGTCCACGTCTTGTTAATAAATTATGTTTATTTTCTTCAAAATCACATAAAAATTGTTCTATTTTATTTTCTTCTTCAATGCGATTTAATATTTTATTTATATTTAAGTTTTCCATTTTATATATATTGTTGTATTTTTTTATGTTGATTTTTACTTATATAAAAAATTGAAATATAAATTAAAAGTATTTAAATACAAATAAATATATATTAGTAATTAAAATGAGTTTTAACGAATACAACCATATTGATAACAATTACAAGTTCTTTGAATGGTCTCTTGTAAAAGAGGTTATTGCAAATGAAACTTTAGAATATGTTGCTCTTGAAAAAATACACGGAACCAACTTTTCATTGATTGCTGTAGAATCTGAAAATTCAAATATTGAAATACATTGTTGCAGACGAGGAGATATTTTAAAACCAACCGAAAAGTTTTTTGGATCAGATACCATTTCTGCACGTTATTCAGAAGATGTAAAAAAAGTATTTAAAGAAACATCATCTTTGATTGAAAATAAATTACATAAACCAATAAAACAAATACAATTGTATGGTGAATTGTATGGAGGGATGTATCCTGGTACAGAAAAAGTTAAAAATGCAAAGCTTGTTCAAAAGGGTATTTATTACAGTAATACAAATGAATTTTCTGCGTTTGATATTAAATATACTCTTGAAGATGATACATCTTATTTCTTAGATTGGGATGAATTTGAACAAGTTATGTCTTCAACATCAATTCATATTGTACCCATTCTATGTAAAGGTTCATGGGAAAATGTAACCTCATTAAGTACAAAGTTTGAATCTGTTGTTCACGAAACCTTTTGTTTGCCAAAGCTTGAAGAAAATTATGCAGAAGGTTATGTAATAAAACCTATTAAAGAAATACAATTAGATAAAGAGCATAGATTTATATGTAAATGTAAAAATCCTTCCTTTTCTGAGATAGTACAAAATGATAAAACGTCGCTAAAAATAAAAGAAACATCAACTGTTGTAAATCCTTATGCTGAAAGATTAGATGCATATGTAAATGAAAATAGATATAATAATGTAAAAGCAAAAATAGTTGAAAATACACCAGTTAATCAATTAGTTGATATGTTTCATAATGATGTATGGACTGATTTTATTGATGATTTGAATACAGATAATATTGTATTAAATGCTGCTGAAACAAGAGAACTAAAAAAGAGATTGAATGTTCTTGCAAATAAATTTGTTAGAAGTCGATATCATTAATTATTATTCTATTTTCGGGTTAAATTTTAATACAATATGAGGAATTATTTTTATAACACTTGTTACTGGAAAGAATAAAGAATTTACAAAAATATCATATTTGTTATAATTTGCTCCATATGTAACTGCACGTAATTCACTGTTTATATATACTTTATCAGTCCAATGTAATTCATCATTTCTATATGCATTTAAAAATAATTTTGAATAATAATATGTTCCTATACAATTATAGGAAAATATTCCAAATAAATAACATCTAACACTTAGTGGTATTTTTTTATACAACATTTTTATTTAAATATTACATTATATTATATTATATATTTATATTGTTTGCATAAATATATAATTATTCATTTTTATCTTCTAGACGAGGGTTCATTTTTAATACAATGATTGGAATAATGTTATTAATACCTGTAACAGGCCAAATTAATGAATTAATGAAACGGTCAAAAAATTTATATTTTGCACCGTACTTCACTGCATCCCAATCATTTTTAATAAGGTATTCTTCATCTTCATTTAAACATTTATTTCTATAATTAAATAAATACATTTTAGATTCATTGTATGATCCAAGACAATTATATCCAAAAATACCAAAAATATATGTGGCTGAAGTTAATTTTAAACTGGTAGGAAGCTCATTAAACATTTTTACGTATGACATTAAATATATACATTCTTTTGTTTTTAAATAGTTTTAATATATATTTAGGTTACATATTTATAACATAATTTAACATATCATCTTCTGTGTAAAAACGTTTTCCATCAAAATGATAAAGTGTGGTTGCTTTATTATACATTGCAGTTAGTTGACGAGTATCTAGTCGTTTTGGACCTCTAAGTTTTATATTAATTGAAAATAATTTTTGTTTGAAGTTAGTTTCTTCATTGTATTTTTGATAACTTCCACAATACATAATCCAAATCAATAAATATTTCAAATAAGACAACATTTATTCATATAAAAATAAGTATTTAAATTAAAATAATGTAATATATTTAAAATATGGTGTTAGTTTACTAAATTAATAATGATAAAATGTATAAGTATCGTCATAATTATATGTAGTTTCTAAAATAACATTTAAATGAAATAATAAAGCACTTTTTCGCATTTCAATTGGTAATTTAATACTTTTATAAATATATTGGTTTGGAAATAAGATATCAAATTTACCAAACCACCAATGTGCATAACCATCTTCGCTAATAACTGAAGGTTTAATACCTTCATTGATAAGTTGTTGAATACTTTTTTGTACATTTTTACGTACTTCAGATGATGTTTTATTATTTAAATCTCTTTCTGAATCCCAGTATCCTAATTCGTAAAAAGCAGAACATTGAGCCATATCATCAAATCTTTCATCATACTCAATACAATCTTCTTCTTTATTTTTCATTTCATAATATTTTTGCTCAATTGTTTTGTAACATGACCAATTATCTGGAATAAAATTTTGTTTATTTGAAATGAATATTTTACTAACCATTTTATTTTATTATTAAATAAGTATTTAAATCAGTTTTAATTTAAATACTTATATATAATGAAATTTCAAACAATATATGACATAATTGAATACATTGAAAATAAATATCCTCATTTACAAATATATAATTCTGATACATTTTTTACTGCATATAGAATACCTTTACATATTTGGGAAAAAACAGTTGATATTCCTATTTCAACAATTACAATATTGAACGAAAATTTACAACAAGGAAAAATAAGTATCAGTGATAATATTGATATAGTATAAATTATATATTATTCATCGGACGTTTCGTCATCTTGTATTTTGTCATCAACGCTTATTTCATCATCGCTTTTTACAAACGCGGTAATATGTTCTAAAATAGTTTTAAATAATTCTGTTTTATTTGTATTATACCATCCTTTGTTATCTTCAAACAATACTCTTGAAACAAATCCTGGACCACATTCATATTCAAATGTAACTAAACCACCATAACAAATATCAACCATATAAAATCTATTATCATCAAAATTTTGGTGCAATGAATATCTTATAAGTTCATTTTCAATATAATCATATATTTTTGTATAACTTCTTTCAAATATAATATTATTTTGATTTAAAAATGTATCCAAATCTTTTGTATTCAAATATTTAATACTTTCTTCAAAGTTCATATAAAAAATATACAATTTATTTTTAAATAAAAAATATATAAATATATAATATGAATAATAGATTTGACATATCAAAATTTGTAAAAGGTCGGCGTTATTTACTTAAATTTTTAGAACCTGGGGTTGATTATGGAGAACGTTATGGTGGTTCTGATAATGATTCTAACTCAAGTATAGATTATAATGAATATAAACGAAATTCAGGGTCTGAAGAAGAATCGGAAGAAGAAGAAGAAGAATCGGAAGAAGAAGAAGAAGAATCGGTTTCGGAATCGGAATCGGAAGTGGATTTAAAAGATACAATTGTAACTTTGGAATGTGAGTTTATTCATTATTTTGACAAATCGTTATTTCAATCATTTAAAGAATATAATATATTGTTGAATGAAGGAAATAATGAAACTGAATTATTAAAACAATTTGATGATTTAAAAACTATTTATGAAACAGATATAGATGATGATTATGAATATACTGAATTAAAAACGTTAGATTTTGAAAATAAATTATATCCATATCAACGAATTATATTTAAAAATATTGCAAATGATTTAGAATATTCATATAATTTTGAATTTTCAACAAATCGAGATGTTCCATCCGATTTATTAATAGGATTATTTAAGGTTATTAAAATAAGAAATGGTCCCAATGATATTATGCAAGACAATCCTTCAATTGAAAATATATGTCTTGCAGAATATGAAAATGATGTTATTGAACCAGACACTTTTATATGGGTTCAATTAAATGCTGTATATGAAATTAAAACGTTAGTTGAAGATGATCATAAAGCTAAAATTATTGGAAATTTAAATATACCTGATGAAATTATAGATACAGAAATATTGTCTAGGATTGGTATTGATTACAAAAAAGAGTATCATAAAAATAAAAATGTAGGACTGGGTGTGAAACATAGAACAAAAAAATATAAATATAAAAAAACAAATCGTAGAAGAAAAACAAATCGCCAAAAAACAAATCGTAGAAAAACAAATCGCAGAAAAACAAATCGTAGAAGAAAAATAAATCGTAGAAAAACTAAAAGTAAAAAATAATATATTACATTTATGTTGTGTCGCACGGATTTTTAACACCTGATGTAATTCCGTCCCATGTTACGTGACAATTATTCGCCCATTTTTTCTTTGCACAGTCGCCATTTGGTCCAGTAAATGGTGCTTCATTAAAATTTTTGGTGGTTTTGTTGTTTTCACTTGGGATATTACATATTCCTAAATGATGACTATTAAAACATTCTTCGCCATTTCCAACTAAATCAACCCAAAAATCAGGACATTTGCCAATAATAGGCGGCCAGTTTTCTTCATCTGGAGATTTAGACAATGTTATTCCAATTATAACTAACATAACTATTAATATAACAATTGCAATAGTTAATACTATTTTTTGAAAAGCCATTTCTATATAAATAAATACATATTTTTTTTTATGAATATATTATAATATGAATAGTAATAAAATATCAAATGGACGTATTGATTTAATAACGCAAACCCAATCACCTGATATAAGTGGTTTATTTGCATTATATGATAAAATACCAGCAAATCAGTGTACTACATTTAGAAATCCGGTTGCAGGGCAATGGGATGATACAATATTATCAAAGGCATTTTTCTCAAAAGAAAATATTCAAATACTTCAAAATGGTATAAGATCGGGGGTATATTATAAATCAAATAAACAATATGTTGTTGGTCCGCAAGATTGTGACTCTCTTAAAATAATTATGAGAAGTATATTTTTGCAATATTCAACAAATCAACCACAAAATATTGCAACACAAATTGAGCATTTAAATAATTTAGTGTTGGATTATGCTGTTTTTCATGTTTATTCAGAAGCACAATCATATATTAAATACTTATATGATGTTAGTTCGTTGGCAGTACCAATAGCTATGCCAATATCTGTTTCTCAAAAAGATAAAAATACCCATTTAATGCCAAAGTGGTTTTAATATATATAAAAAAATATAAAAATATGTATTAATATATTTTATAATGATATTGGATGATAAATCAATATTGAAAGCAGCAATGGTTGCAAAACTAAAATGTGATATAAAAGCACTGAGAATGGGAATAATACCTAAAATGGATATTGAAAATAAAATATATATATTATTGATCCGGAATGGAATAAGGTTATAATAGAACAAGTAATAGGTAGAGCTGTTTTATTGTCTTATTCAAAACAACTTAAAGACCGAAATAATATATATTAGTAAAACAACTTAAAGAAACTATTTACATATCTGTTTCTTCGTATTCCTCATTTGAATCGTCATCTTCTTCATCATAGGTATGATAATTGTCGCATATAAGAGCATTATCTATTTCTTCAACAACTTCGTATTTTTCCTCTATATTAACAACTGCATATACTCCTGTTGAATATGATATAATTTTATAATCTTTTTTTTGTTTTACAACATTAATAATTCTAAAAGATATTATTATTTTATTTGATGGAAACAAATATTCATTTGTTAGTTTAGTTGTTATTTTACATATTGAAACATCATCTTCATATTTTGATATATCTTTTTTTGCATTATGAAATGCTACCTTTTTTGCATAGTCTACATCATTTGTTGTAATAATTATTTCAAAATTTTGCTCCTTGCGATAATCGTTATATTCAATAACTGCATACATATTTTATATTATTATATTATATTATATACTTCACAATTCAATTTTTATATAAAATAAAATTGAAACAATATAAACATTATTACAAATGTATATATTAACAATGAGCAACACAGATACATTATTCTTTAACGTCCAACAAAAAACCGATAAACAACATATTCTTGATAATCCCGATACCTATATCGGGTCTGTCGAAACGATCGACTCAGATATGTGGGTTTTTGATGATACAAATAACAAAATTATTGAAAAAAATATTTGCTATATTCCCGGGTTGTTTAAATTATTTGATGAAGGTATTGTTAATTGTCGAGATCATGTTATTAGAATGCAAACAAATATAGATAATAATATAAATAATTCGTTACCTGTTACTTATATTGATATTACAATTGAAGATGATGGTACAATTATTATGACAAACGATGGTAATGGTATGGATGTTGCACAACATCCCGAAAATAATATATGGATCCCAGAATTAATATTTGCTCATTTAAGAACATCTACAAATTATGATAAAGAAGAAAAGAAAATTGTAGGTGGAAAAAATGGGTTCGGATTTAAACTTGTTCTTATTTGGTCAAGCTATGGATCTATCGAAACAGTAGATCATATACGCGGGTTAAAATATACTCAAGAATATCATAATAATTTAGATACGATTTGTCCGCCTAAAATTACAAAAGCAACAAAAAGTAAACCGTATACAAAAATTACATTTAAACCAGATTATCAAAGACTTGGTATTAATAATTTAAGTGCAGATGTGATTTCTCTTTTAAAAAAACGTGTATTTGATATTTCCGCAATAACTGATAAAAAAATTAAGGTTAGATATAATACATCGTTAATTCCTATTAAAAACTTTGAACAATATATTAATTTATATATTGGAGATAAAACAGAATCTTTAAGAGTTCACGAGCAAGTTAATGAACGTTGGGAATACGCGGTTGCACTAACACCAACAAAAGAGTTTATTCAAATTTCGTTTGTAAATGGTATTTATACTTCAAAAGGTGGTAAACATGTTGAATATATATTAAATCAAATAACTCGTAAAATGAGCGAATTTATTGAGAAAAAGAAAAAAATTAAAGTAAACCCAAACGCGATAAAAGAACAATTAATGTTGTTTATACGTTGTGATATTGAAAATCCCGCATTTGATAGTCAAACCAAAGATTATATGAATACACCAATGACTAAATTTGGATCAAAATGTGAAGTAAGTGATAAATTTATTGAAAAAATAGCTAAAATGGGAATAATGGAGGCTGCATGTGCAATAACAGAAATTAAAGAAAATAAAGCAATTAAAAAAACAGATGGAAAAAAAAGTAAAACAATACAAGGAATACCTCATTTTGATGATGCAAATTATGCAGGAACAGATAAATCAAAAGATTGTACATGTTTATTATGTGAAGGAAAATCAGCTCACGCAGCTTTAATATCAGGATTATCTTCAAATGATAGAAATTATCTTGGTGTTTATTCTTTAAAAGGTAAATTATTAAATGTGAGAAATAATACAAAAAAGAAAATATCAGAAAATAAAGAAATCAATGAGATCAAAAAAATATTAGGTCTTGAAACTGGAAAAATATATAATACAATAGAAGATGTGTATAAAGATTTAAGATACGGTAAACTTATCTTTGTAACTGATCAAGATCTTGATGGTACTCATATTATCGCTTTATGTGCAAATTTGTTTAATTGGGAATGGAAAAGTTTAACTTATATTCCCGGATTTATCGGGTTTATGAATACACCATTAGTAAAAGCTTTTAAGGGTAAAAATCAAAAGCTTGAATTTTATAATGAAGGAGAATATAACTTATGGAAACAACAAGTTGAAGATATAAAAAAATGGACATTCAAATATTATAAAGGTCTTGGTACTTCGACAAAATCTGAATTTATTAATTATTTAAAACAAAAGAAATTTGTGGGTTTTAATCATAATGGGGAAATAAGCGATGATGCAATAGATATGGTATTTAATAATAAAAGAGCCAACGACAGAAAAGATTGGTTAAAAACAAAATACGATAAAAATAATTATATTGATACAAGTAAATTAATTATATCATATGAGGACTTCATTAATAAAGGATTAATACATTATTCAAAATACGATTGCGATAGAAGTATACCAAATATTATGGATGGTCTTAAAACAAGTTTAAGAAAAATATTATTTTGTGCATTTAAAAAAAATTTAAAATCTGAAATTAAGGTTGCACAATTAGCAGGATATGTTTCTGAAAACTCTGAATACCGTCACGGAGAAGAAAGTTTAAATAAAGCGATTGTGGGGATGGCACAAAACTTTATGGGATCAAATAATATAAATGTATTATCTCCTATCGGTCAATTTGGATCAAGAATTGAAGGTGGAAATGACAGTGCAAGCCCAAGATATATTTATACAAAGCTTGAAAAAATAACAAGATTTATTTATTCACAAGAAGACGATAATATATTAAACTATTTTGTTGAAGATGGTATGTCTATTGAACCAAGTTTTTATATACCAATTGTCCCTATGATTTTGGTAAACGGAACTGTTGGTATTGGCACTGGGTTTAGTTCAAGTGTATTATCTTATAATCTTATTGAAATTATTCAATATTTACAAAATAAATTAACCGGAAAAACAGATAATATAAAATTATTTCCTTATTATGAAGGCTTTACAGGAACTATACAAGAAATTCAACAAAAAGAAGTAACAAAGTATTTAATAAAAGGTAAATATGAGAAATTAGGGGTTGATACAATCAGAGTAACTGAATTACCTATTGGGTTTTGGACGGCAGATTTTCTTACATTAATTGATACTTTAAGAGCTGATAAAAATAGTGAAGGAGTAAAAATTACTCCAATTGTAAAAGATTTAATAAAAAATCATACTGATACAACGATTGATTTTACTATAACATTTACAAATAATAAATTAAATGAATTAGAGCAAACAATATTAGAACATAATTGTAATGGTTTGGAAAAATTATTGCAACTTTATACAACAGTTTCAACTACAAATATGTATTTATTTGATCACAATGATAAATTAACTAAATATGAATCAGTTGAAGAAATTATTGAAGATTATTATTTTATAAGAATTCAGTATTATGAAGATAGAAAAATACATAAAATCGATAGTATTGAAAAAGTGTGTAAAATATTATCAAACAAAGTTAAATATATTGAAGAACAATTAAATAATACAATAGATTTAAGAAAAAAATCAAAGGCAGAGATTTCAAAAATGTTGGTTGATAAATACTATGATGTTATCGATGATGATTTGAGTTTTAGTTATTTAGTGCGTATGGAGCAAATAGATGTTTGTCAAGAAAATGTAAATTCCTTATTAAAATCATATAAAGAAAAAGAAGAAGAACTGAATTATGCAAAAACAACAACAATAGAACAAATGTGGTTATTAGAATTAGAAACACTTAAAAATCAATATGAAGGTTATATTTTAAATAGAATTGAACAACAAAAAGATGATAAAGATAAAATAAATACTGAAAAGGCTGGACCTGAAAAAAAAACTAAAAATAAAAAAACTAAGTTACAAGTTGTAAATTAAAATTAATTATATATGTATATTTAAATGTTTAGAAATAAATTAACTCCTGGAAAAAAAAGCAATTTACGTACATATATTAATAAAGAATTATTAAGACAATCGAATAATTTGTATAATGTAAAACAAGAACCTTTATGTTGCAACGCAGAAAAAATAAATAAATTAAATCAAGGATGGAATGATAAATCGCAAAGTGAAAATATGCGTATTGCACAAACAATAACAAGAACTTTAGGAGGAAAATATACAATAAATGATAATATAAATATTATAAGTTATCTTGGTGGTCAAGAAGGTCAACCAGGTGGATTACCAAAACCATTAAGAAATAAATTTTAAATGCGTTGGTTATTATTTAAATACTTATATTTTTTTTTCTTCAATTATTTTATAATGAAAACTATTGGTTCTCGTCGTCAAGTTTGGAATGGAACTTGTAAAAAAACATCAGGTGGACTAACAAAGTCCGATCTAATGATGTCACATGGACGTATTGTATCTAGAAAAAAACACTTCACTGCAAAGAAAGAAATGAGACTTGTTAAATATGGTTATGGAACACAAAAAGGCAAGTTTGGATATGTTAAATTAAATAGCAAAGGTAAGGGTAAAAAAGGACGTAGCAAACGAATGCGGGGTGGATCATATGGTGACGCAAACTGGAACGGTGATCAATTATTAGGGTCTGCTGGTGCTGGTATAACGGATTTTGGCGGAGATCCTTTACAAACACGTGCTGCAATGGCAGGTGGAAAATCTCGATCTTTAGCAAGAATGCGTTCAAGAGGATTAAGTATGGGGCGTTCAAGAAATAGAGGTAATAGTATGGCGGGTGGAAAACCAGGAATGGCTCTCGGTTTAAGAGGTGGAAGTGGTTTAGCTTTATTAACTCCTTCTGAATTATAAATATTATTTTAGTCTTCTAACCACTTTGAACTAACAAACTTATCATAATTTATGTAAGATTGTAGTTTATTATTTATATATGTATCAAAATAATTCTTAGAAACAAATTGATGTATTTTTTGATCAATAATTTCTTTTGCATTAAAATATGTTTTATAAGATTGGTATAAGTTATTGAAACTTATTAATTCAATATCTTGTGTATTATTTATTTTATTGCTGTTTTTATAATTTATTAAAAATTCGTTGATATCATCACATTTTAACCATAAATTGCATTTTATGTTAGTTATATATTTATTATCTACAATATTAACTTGTGGGTGAAAATAATGAAATATCATACTAATTATATTTGTGTCAGTAATTTGTGTGTTTTTCTTGTGATTTTTATATAATATAATAATTTCATCTATTTCATAATTATCATTTATATTATTATCATTTGTAATAATAATATGTTTATCCCAAAATGTTAAAAATGAACTAACATTGGGAATATATTTACTTGTAACATTTAAAAATATAATATTTCCCAATTCATTTTTATGAGGCATTTTATCCATAAATATTTCTTGTAAATTTTGAGAATAAACCATATTTGGAATATTGATGTTTGATAAATATATTTTCCAAATGTAATGCATATTTTTCCATGTTATATTTGTATTAGTCTCTATACTAACAACCTTTTCAATATACAAATCAATAAATTCTTGTATTACTGTTTCCAATGAATGGTTATTAAAATATAATACTTGATTTTTGATAATTTCATCATCGATTGTGTTTAAATAATTATCTGCGTTTAAATATCTGTCCGAATAATGTGTTGCAACACATAGTAAATTTATACATACATTATTTAATACATTTTTAATTATATCATTTGATAATAAATTGGTTGTTTCATTTGTTTTTATTAAACGGTACATATTTATTTTATGATTATCATGATATTTTGTTATAAAATTATGAATTATTGAAATTCCTGTTGTATTACAGATTATTGAATCAATCAAAGTTAAAAACTTTTTTAAATTTGCATTCACAAAATATAATATATTGTTTGTATTTTTTTTAAATATACAATCTCCAATAATTGTTAAAAAGTATTTTGACTCAACTTTGGTTGAAAATATTGTTCTTAAAAACCCAAGTATGTTTTGAATGGTATATGTTTCTGGAATTGATTTAAATAAATTTCTTTCTTTTATTTTTTTAATAACTGTTTGTTTTGTTTTATGTTTCCATTTTATTAATTTTTCTTGATTTGTGATTGTAGATAATAATTGATAATGTATATCATCTTCTTTTATTATTTTGTATGTTTTACCATCATATTTGTAATATGTATTATTGTATGAAACATAGTAATATTGGTGTTTGCTTAAGAAAACCTTATAAAAATTGTCTTGTTCTTTTGTTAGTTCATTAAACTTACAAATACGTTCATTATTTTTTTTATTTTCGTTTTCAAGCAATTCTTCTAAATTAGATAAATGTAATTCTAGTCTTTGTACAATATAATTATTATGTTTGTATTTATCATTTATATGAATTATTGTTTGAATATATGTATTTAATTTATTTTCGTCCATTTATAGATATTTTTTGCTAATCTTTAAGTTAAAATTTATCTTTAATACAAAAAAAGTTTTTAAAATATAAGTATTTAAAGAATTATATTTAAATGTTAATATAATGGCTCAAAATATTGATACGAATTCAACCAATAATAATGTATTAACAATTAAAACAGTTCAAATATCACCATTTAGAACATTAATGGTTGCACTTAAAGATATTCTTTTGGAAACTAACATATATTTTCAACCTGATGGTATTCGTATTATTAATATGGATAAAACACATACTATTTTGGTTCATTTGTTTTTGGCTGCAGTAAACTTTGAGTTTTATGAATGTAAAAAAGAGAAAATTATTATTGGTGTTAATATGTTTCATTTATTTAAATTAATCAATACAGTTGATAATGATGATACACTAACAATATATATTGAAAACAATGATTATCATGATGGTATTGTAACTCATTTAGCTCTTAAATTTGAAAATGGAAATATAAAACAATGTAAAACACAAAAACTAAAATTAATTGAACCAGAACATGACGAATTAGAAGTTCCTGATGTGAAATTTTCGTCTATTATAAATCTTCCTTCAGCGGATTTTCAAAAAATTATTCGTGATTTATCAAATATTTCAGATAAACTTGAAATAAAGTCGGTAGGTGATGAACTCATATTCAAGTGTCAAGGACAATTTGCTTCGGCAGAAATACATCGTTCAGAAGTAAACGACTCAATGAAATATATATTAAAACAAGATGCGTCAAAAGTAATTCAAGGTGAGTTTTCATTGAAAAACTTGGGTTATTTTATAAAATGTACAAATTTATGTCCTCAGATTGAAATATATTTAGAGAATGATTTACCTCTTGTTGTTAAATATAATGTTGCAAGTTTAGGAGAAATAATGTTAGCTCTTGTTTCATTACCTTCTTGTTAGTTTAAAAATAAATAATATTTTATATGTTATAAATCATGTTTGATTATTGTCCTATATGTTTAGCAGAAAATGAAAAATCAATAAAAGAACGTGGATATGGGCGTTCATATATACCTTCTTATTTGAATTGTAAAGATCATCCGTACCCACAAAATATGAATTTACTTGAAATAAATAAAAATAAATCAATGAGAAATATAAATAATAAAAAAGATAAATAAATTATAAAATTATTTAATTTATTTATTAATATTCTGGTGTGTGTTTTTTAAACAAACATCCTTGAGGGATTAAATTTTTAATTTCGCTTGTAACTATCTGTGGATTTTGATGTTGACAATTTGTCATCCAAATTTTAACAACACAGAAGTTTTTTTTAGGTGATATGGTAATTCCTGTAACATTATTAACAAAAACACTATTTAAACTAATTGTTTCACCAACAACTGCATAAGTAATCTCTCTCCAAAGATCCCATACATATTTGTTTGAAATTTTATATGAAAAACATCCTCCATTTCGGTTCTTTGGATCTTCCCACATTGGACTTACACCATCACGCATCATAAACAACATACACGCTTTTACCAAATCAGGAGGTAATGTTTCGGTAACTGCAATTGCATCTTCAACCGTTTTAAATTGAGAAATATGTTTATAACTTTTAAGTGTCCAGTCTGGATCTTGGGGTAAATGTCCCCATAAATTCCATTTGTGCTTTAAATCGTGTGTTTCAACAGTGTCCATTGTTAAATCTGTGTTATAGAATTCCATTGTATATTAATAATTCAATTTTTTTTAAATTATTTTAATATATATATTTAATTTACATTAACATAATCATCTATTTCATTATTTTGTGTTTTGTTGTTAAAAATAGTATAATTAAATTCATTGAAAAGTAAATAATTATCTTGAGAAAGGTTAACATATTCTACATTATTATCAATAATTGATACAGTGTAATTAAATATTTCATCATCATTTATTTTGACTTTAAGTATATTTTTTAAATAATATTTGAAAAATGTGGTATTTAATTTATTATTAACAATATAAAAATTATATTTGTCATTTTTTAATTTTATTTCATATGTTTGTTTATTGTAAACTAATTCAATATTTATTAAACATATTTTGCACGTTTTATAGTCTATTATTTCAGGAACATTTTCATACATTGTTATACAATTATTATTTTCACAATCATTTAATAGAACAATATATGTGTTTTTGTAAGATGTTTCTAAATCTTTGATAATATTATTTTTGGGTAAACTGTTTGTGTAAATATAATTACCATTATTATCAATTAATGATACAGTGTATAAGTTTTTGAATAATAAAGGTTTAATATAATTTTGAAATTTGTTGTATTGTATTTCACAAACACTTGTATAGTATAATAATTTATAAGCAATATTTATAAGAACTGGGTAATAATTTGAAATATTTATGCTTGATATTTTAATACCAGATACTAACAAAATAAATATATAAAAATACATAATAATAATAAGGATAATAAATATTTATATTGTTTTTATTCTTTATTGTTTGAAGATGAAGAAAATATTAGATTTCCTTTGTATTCTTGTGTATTGCATTTTACATTTAATTTTCCTGTAGATGGGTCTAACCCAAACACATATAACAATATTCCTACAATGACTGACATAAATATGAAGGGAATAAAAACAATAATCCACGAAATGATACCCATTCCTGTTTCACATAACGCGTTTAAAAGTATTGTAATTATTGTCATAACAATAACTTTAAATAAGGCTGTGTTGTACAATCCTTTAAAGGTATCAATTACTATTTGTGTTAATGAAAAGGCAACATATATTAATGCAGGTGCACATAAATTAAACATATTATTATAATAGATACAGAAAAGAGTTTATCAATATTTAATTAAAATATGGTTCACCGTTTACAATAATTCCAACTTTTTTACCAACATCTCCGTTTGGTTCAACTTCATATAAAACCCCATTGTCTTCACTTGTTGCATAATATGTTTTATCTTCAATGTCAATTTCGAATACTTCTTCTTCTTCTTCCTCTTCTTCCTCGTCTAATTTATTATCGATTTCTTCAACTTCCAGTTTAATTTGCTGTTCGGTTTCCACTTCGGTTTCCACTTCGGTTTCCACTTCGGTTTCCACTTCGGTTTCCACTTCGGTTTCCACTTCAGTTTCCACTTCAGTTTCCACTTCAGTTTCCACTTCAGTTTCCACTTCGGTTTCCACTTCAGTTTCCACTTCAGTTTCCACTTCGGTTTCCACTTCGGTTTCCACTTCGGTTTCCACTTCAGTTTCCACTTCAGTTTCCACTTCAGTTTCCACTTCGGTCACAACTTCGGTTACAACTTCGGTTTCCACTTCGGTCACTACTTCGGTCACTACTTCGGTCACTACTTCGGTCACTACTTCGGTCACTACTTCGGTCACTACTTCAGTCTCCACTTCGTCCACAACTTCGGTCACTACTTCGGTCACTACTTCGATCACAACTTCGACCCCTGTATCAATTTGTATACTATTATTGGTCTCAATATCTTTGTCTGTTTCAGTTATAAGCACTGATACTTTTTCAGGATCCTCTTCGACCCTCTCTTCGACCCTCTCTTCGACCCTCTCTTCGACCCTCTCTTCGACCCTCGGATCAATTACGTCCACCAAAATCTCATTTATTTCCAAATTTATGCATTGTTTATCTGTTTCTTCAAAAATATGTAAACTATGAGGCTTTTCATTTACTTCATTGTTGTTAGTTTGTACAACATTATTTAAATATGTAAATATATCAGAAGAAATATAATCATTTTCTGAAATAATTGGAACATCTTGTGTGTATAATGATCCATCAGATAAACCAGGATAGCTTGTTAGTAATTCTTGTTCTCTTATTTGATGACATAAAAACCTACTGTTATTTGTTGTATTATACTTTGTTTCCAGTAATTTTGTTTCCAATTTCATTATTTCTTCATTATTTTGTTTTACAAAATCTCTCAAAATTTTAACATCTTCTTTTAAACTATTTATATCATTATTTAATTTATCAATCAAACTATTGTCAATTGTTTGACTTGGTGTTAGTTCAGTATTATTTTTTAATGATTGTAGCATTTTAAACATATGTTCAATAGTTGCAATCTGTATTAATTTTTCGATATTTTCCATATTATTATATTATGTAACTTTATGTTTAATATGATTTAAAAAAATATTTATTGATATATATATGTCAAATAAAATAAGTAATGACGAAAATATTAAAAAGGTAATGTCTCAAACCAATTATACATATGAAGTTGCAAAGCAACAATTACTGTTATTCAATAATGATTATATAAAAGTAATAAAAGATTATATGGGAATTTCTGATAAAAAAGATAATAGTAATCAAAAAATAACTTCTGTCAACCAAGAAATATTTAGACAAATTAGACATAAACTTGATAGTTCTATGAAAGATTACAGAGAAACACATCCGGTTGATGTAAATGTTGTTATTGCAAATATACAAGAATCAGAACATCGCAAAAACACTAAATAATTTTATTCTACGTTTGTTACACCAAAATTTTCATTCACAATTGTTGATTTATTATTTTTTCTTTTATTTCCCTTAAATTTTTGATTATTATTATTTGAAGGAATTATTTTATTATTTAACATAAAATCATTATTATTTTCGTGCAATTCTGGAAGAATTCTTGTTAATGGCTTATCTACAATCAAAAATAGCCTTTCATTTCGCAGTAACGACCGATACTCTTGTATTGATAAATTACCAAGATATTTATCTAACATATAGTACGGATCTGGTGCAGGTTTTATATTTTTTGTATAATTATATACACCAGCATATAAGTTATTTAATAAATGATATCTTTCAAATTTGGTCGAACTGTCAATGCTTTCTTTATTTAAATGAGCAACCGCACATTCTGGACTGCAAAAACATCCATAAACTTCATATACACCATTAATATAATGTTTTGGGATATACACAGCTGGGTTATCAAATTCATAAGTATCTAAAAAACATGCAGAACGTTTATTATTAATATTATTTATATGTAAATTGTGTTCTAATTGTTTCAGCTTTTTATGTATATCTTTATTAATATCTTTATCATTTATATCATCATCATTTTCATCATTTGTTGTTAGTTGTTGTTGATCTTGATCATTAATTATCATATTATAATTTAATTCATTGTTATTACTGAATATATTATAAGAAGATACTAACAAATTATTGTCTGCATTATTTTGCAATTGCAAATCCTTTAATGAACATTTTAAATGCAAAATAACATTTTGTTTTTCATTTTCTTGGGGTTTGTTTGTTATTATTTGTTGTATTATTTTTCCTCCTTTTGGTTTTCTTCCACGTTTTTTTGCTATTTTCTCAGTTACTTCTTCTATTACCTCTTCTTTAACTTCTATATGTGTTGCCATCGGCTCAATATTTAACGTTTCAAGTAATTCTTTTTTTGACTTTCGACCTCTTTTTGGCTTAATTATATTTTCTTCAGTATTATTCATTAAATATATACTTTTGATTAATTTAAATTGTTTTAATAATATATATAAAAAATATTTACATTTCATAACAATTTCTACAAACTGGAATATAATTATCAGATCCAACAACAGTTTGTTCTTTTTCGTTTGTTATTCGCTTTGAAAATATACCCTTTGTACCATTTTTACATAACGAACATAATGATAATAATTTAGTTACTTTATCACAAAGAGGTATTAAATCTAGTAATTGACCAAACTTTTTACGTTCAAAATCACCATCCAATCCACAAACATATATTTTTTTACCATTTTCTAATAGGATATGAACAAATTCTTCAAGATCCGAAAAGAACTGACCTTCATTAATTAATATTACATCACTTTTAATAATTGTTAGTTTATCTTCATATCTTTCTATTTCAGATATATTTTGTTGTAACATTCCATTCGATATTGGTATTATATGTCTTTTTTTTATAACTGCATAATCCATCCAGAGGTCAAGTAAATTACATGTTTTTATACACGGTATTTTTATTTGATCGTGAGTAGAAAGCATTTTATCATCATATCGGTTATCTATTGTGTGATTTATAACTGCAACAGAAATATCACATAATTTGTATTTTTTATATACCTCAACTAATCTTGAGGTTTTCCCTGAATACATACCACCCAAAATGATTTCGAGATAAGCTGATTTTGTATTAAATGACATTTATTATATTATATACATTTTCTTTCTTTATATTTTTATTTCATTTTTTTAAATATTACATATATTACAATTTAAACATATTTATTGTACATTTATAATAAAATGGACTGTAAAAGTATTCCTTTTGTTGAAAAATATCGACCAAATACTTTTAATAAAATAATATTAGAACCATTGAATAAGCAAATATTTATTAATATCATTGAAACCGGCAATTTCCCTAATTTATTATTTTATGGACCCCCTGGAACTGGCAAAACTACCACCATAATAAATCTCATTAATATGTATCAAGAAAAATATAAACAACAGAACAAAGAATTGGTTATACATTTAAATGCATCTGATGAAAGAGGAATAGATACAATTAGAAATCAAATTAATTTATTTGTAAATTCAAAAACTATGTTTATCAAAGGTATTAAATTCGTAATACTTGATGAAGTAGATTATATGACAAAAAATGCACAGCAAGCATTAAGATATATTTTACAAAACTTTTCAAGCTCTGTGAGATTTTGTTTAATTTGCAATTATATAAGTCGCATTGATGAATGCTTGCAAAACGAATTCATTAGATTACGATTTAACCAACTTCCTGAGAATGACATAATTAAGTTTTTGAATAATATATCTGTTTGTGAAAACCTAAATTTATCAGAAAAATCTTTACAAATGATCCAACAATTATATAAATCAGACATCCGAAGTATGATTAATTTTATGCAATCAAATCAAAATATTAAAGAAAATATTTATATTATTGATAATAATGTTTGGGAGAATTTGTTTGTTAGTATAAAAGAAAATAAATCTTTATCGTGTTTATATTTATTAATAAATAATATAAGTATGCAATATAATATAGACCCAAAAAATATAATAAAAGATTTCTTAAATTATATTATTCGAAATAAAGACTATTTAAATACTCCTACATTTTTAAATTTTGTTGAAAATATTGTGCATTATGAAAATTGCAAAGGAGATTATTATGTTAATTATTTATTAATTAAACTTTCTAAATTGTTGAAAGATGTTTGATTAAATATTCTCATATTCAATTTTATAATAAAATCATTTGGTGGAGAACTTTCTGATGGATCTATATTATTATATTTTAATTCATAATTTCTATTAATATTATTCTGAATTATAGGAATAATATCACTCTTTTTTATTCGAATTTTATCAATATCGTTCATTATTTATACAAAAAGAAAATAATTGAAATTATATAAACTATATAAAGACATATATTAAAGATAAATTAATGAGTAGTATCGATGAAGAATGGAACTGTTTTATAACACATAAAAGTGATAGCGAATTATCTGATGAAGATGATTACGTATTAAATAATATTACTGATAATGTAGAATATGATTGCGAAGTTCCTGAATCATCCGATATTTATATTTCTACAAAATCAAAGATTGCTTACTTAACAAACCCCATTGATCTAAGTATATTTTGGAAAATACCTGTTATACAATATTCTACACCTAAAAATGGTATTATAAAAAAACAAATAAAATATAATTCTAAAACTCCTGAAGAATTAGAAATTGTACAATCTCTTTTACAAAAAGAGAAATATTATGAACAACAAATTATTACTCATATAGATAATCCAAACGGGCGTATAAAATATAAAGATATTCGTAAAATATCAATCGGATTATCTAAAAAAGATATAATGAGTTATCGCAAGAAGAAAAAACAAGCATTTTACAATTGTTTTGTTGTTATACTTCGTATTATGTTTGATGATATATTTAAAGAGTTTCACGTTAAAATGTTTAATACTGGTAAAATAGAAACCCCTGGTGTTCAAAACGATCATATGTTTGAAACTGTTTTAGAATATGTTATTAATATTTTACAACCATATTTTCCAAACAAATTATCTTATTTTAAAACCAGTGACACAGTTTTAATAAATTCAAACTTTAATTGTGGGTTTTATATCAATCGTGAAAAATTATTTGATATTTTAAGAGAAAAATATAATATTCAATGTATTTACGACTCTTGTTCATATCCTGGAATTCAATGTAAATTTTATTATAACAATGATATTGGGGTGCAATCTGGTATACAAATAACAACAGAAAATAAAGAAAAATATCAAAATATAACAGAAGTTGCATTTATGATTTTTAGAACCGGAAGTGTATTAATTGTTGGAAAATGTGAGGAAAATGTTTTAAGAGATATTTATTATTTTATTAAATGCATTTTAAAAACGGAATTCAAAATAATTTGTCAAAAAATAATATCTTTGGAAGAGAAAAATGCAAAAAAGAAAAAGAAGAAAATTCGTAAAAAAATTATATATTTCTGTGATGATGAAGTTGTTGAAGAACCTATTCCAGAACCACCACCAATTAAAATCAAACGCAAACCAAAAGTAAAACCTATATTTCAAATTATTGGATAGAACTAAATATACTATCTATTTTATCATTTTCATAAATTATGCCATTTATTTCTAAATTATAAATGTGTTGTTTGATTTTATCTATTTTTTTGTTTTTAATAACATTCCTAATAAAACAAACAATGAATTCAAAATACAAATTTATTTCTATTTCTTTATTATTTAAAAATATTACAAATAATTCTATATATTTTGTGTTGGTGTCTTTAAATTTATTTTTATTTAATAAAATACTTATAGTTTCAATTGAGTCAGAACATATTGTAAAATACTCTTTTTTATTTGCATAATTTATATTATTCATTATTGTTTGTATTATCAATTTATAAATGTTTATAATTTCATTTACATATTTTATTATTATTTTTTCATCAGTATTTAATTCTTGCATATTTTTTTTATATTCATTATTTATTTCAAATATTGTTTTTTTATAAACAAATAATATTGCATCTTTTGTACTTAATTGTAAAAAAGTAACATTATCGTGAGACATTTGTTCAATAAATTCTATATAAAAGTAATATGATTTTTGTGTATAATAATATGTTAGTTCTAAATTTTTTGTATAATAAAATATTAAAGAAAACACATTAAATAATGTTTCCATTCCTTTTTCAAAAACATAACTATAAAATATTTTATTTTTTATACTCATCTTTTCGGAAATAAACAACATATATTCTATAATTAATTGAGTAACCTTTGTTAATATTTCTAAAGAGGTATTTTTAATATGTTTATTGTAATTTGATGAATTATTCAACATAAAATTAACATTTGTATTGTTTGACATATATATTATATATTTATAATTTTAATAATCTTGAATAATAATCATTTTTAAATATTTTTGGACAAATATTTTGCCCTTTCAACAAAGCACATTTAAACTTTCTATTTGACGCACCATTCCCATAATTTACAAAATCGTAATTATTATAATCTTCCGATTTATTACAATAATTCCACAGACAACAAATTCTTAATATTTTTTTAATATTTTGATATGATAAATTTAATTTGTTGCAATAATATAATAAACTATTGCTTATTATTGGATTTTTGAAAGTCATTATTTCATTTCTGTGAACAAACATTATTAATTTTATTCTTTCGCAAATTCCATGATTATTATTTATAATTGAATAATCATTATTTATAAATGTTTCAAATTCATTTATTTCTTCTTCTATTTTAATTCTACAATGAGAACAAACTTTTTTATTTGAAAATTTTAAATAATATAGCCTGCAATTACTACATTCACCACTTTCATAGTACTGGCACATTATACTAGGTATCCATAATGGATACTTTTCTTTTATATATTTATGTTCATTTGGATATTTTTCATAATTTATTATTATATCAATTTCAATTTCATCTAAATTTATCATATTGAATTAAAATACTTATTTGCCTTTAATATGTTTTCTTCGTTTTTTTGATTTTCTTCTTTTTTTTGATTTTCTTTGTTTTTTTGATTTTCTTCTTTTACCTCCAAAATTATTGTTATCATCATTGTCAGAGTCAACATCATAGTCAGAGTCAACATCATAGTCGTTATTATCTATTTTTCTCTTTTTTGTTATTGATTCCACTTCAGGTTTAAACCTTTTATGTGATAGATACCATGCATTTTCACTTACTTTGAACATATCACCATTTGTTTCATCAAAATAAGGGGTTTCTAATGCAAATATTGCATTATTAGGAATATTTGGATTACGTTGAATTTCAGCATCCTTTAACGGATAATACCGTATATTATTTATATTATTATCACCTTGATTAGCTTGGTGCAGTACAGGTATTGCAATAACTTTAATAAATTGAGTTCCATATGTTCCTATATATGGATCCGGATTTGGATTAATTAAATTATTTAATGCTTGAATAACACTCTCTTTTACGGCATTATCTCCCCCATTAAAATTATTTATTCGTACTTCAAGTCCTGGTAAAGGTCGTCCTTCCATATATTATATATTTAAAAAAGTATTTAAAGACATTAAAATTAACTTTATAATAAATGGCGACAGTTGACCAAAAATCAGGAAGCACTCCTCCAACAACGACAGTAGCAACAACTACATCTCAATCAAATAACGTTTCATCAAATAATAGCAATTATCGTTTACCAAGCGATTTAACTTTACAACATGCAACAAAACTTGCAATTGTTGAAGATAAACCTGTTATGTATGATTATTGGACTAATTCGTTAGATAAAAAAGCATTAATAGGAGTAAGAGAAAAAACTAATGAGAAATTGTTAGTTAAGTCAAGCGAAGAATATACTTCTCCAATTACTAAATTTTATAAATCTGCAGATGAATATATAATAATCACTGAAAATTCAATATATATTGTTGCAAGCAACATTCCTACAAGAAAAATCTCTTAATTTAAAAATCTATTTTTTTTAAATTTTCTAAAACATCTGGTGATAATGTTGTTGGAAATTTTATATTAAAAACTATAACAAGGTTTCCTACATGATCTTCTCTTGTAAACCCCATTTTTGGTATTACCTTGTTGTATCCTGGGCTAATTATATTTCCAGAATTATTGTTTATTGTGTATGTTTTTCCTGTTATATATTTTAATTCAAATGAAAAACCACATAATGCTTCTTTAAGGGTTATTGTTTTATTATATATTAGGTTTAAGCCGCTTCTTGTAAAATCTGTATTATTATCTATTTTAATATATATTTT